GGCAGGCGGATTTCGATGCCGCGTTCGGCACAACCCTCAATCACAGCCTGACCACGCCGCAGGGGCAGCTTGCGTCATCGGACGCGGCGATCATCGGCGACTGCTACGATCAGTTCACCGCCTTAGCGAACGGCGTCGACCCGGCCTACGCCGCCGGGCGGATGCAGGATGCGATCGGGCGGATCTACTTCATCAGCCGCATCCCCGCCGCTGCGACCGTTGTCCAGGCCGCCTGCACCGGTGCGACCGGCACCGTCATCCCGGTCGGCGCGCTGATCCGCGATGCCGCCGGCAATCAGTATGCGGCGACCGCCGGCGGCACGATCGACGGCACCGGCACGATCACCCTTGCCTTCGCCTGCACGGCGACCGGCGCGATTGCCTGCCCGGCGCAGACCTTCACCATCGTCCGCGCCATCCCCGGCTGGGACACCGCGATCAGTTCGGCCGCCGGCACCGAAGGCAATGACGTCGAAACCCGGGACGCCTTCGAGCTGCGCCGCGCGCAATCGGTCGCCGTCAACGCCCTCGGCACCATCCCCGCGATCACCGCGGCCTTGCTATCCGTCCCGGGCGTGCTGGATGTGTTCGTCACCGACAATTCGACCGGATCGCCGGTGACGACGGGCGGCGTGACGATCGCCGCGCATTCGATTTACGCCGCCGTCACCGGCGGCCTGGCCGCGGATGTCGCCTTCGCGCTGTGGAAGAAGAAGCCGCCCGGCTGCGGCTACACCGGCAACACCACGGTGACGGTGCACGATACGATATCCGGCTATGCCGTCCCGCCCAGCTATTCGGTGACGTTTCAGATCCCGACGCCGACGACGATCAAGTTCGCGGTCAGCATCGCCAACGGCTCGACCGTTCCCGGCGATGCCGCGGCGCAGATCCAGGCGGCGATCATATCGGCCTTCTCGGGCGGCGATGGCGGCCCGCGGGCGCGCATCGGATCGACGATCTATGCGTCCCGCTTCTATGCGCCGGTCGCCGCCCTTGGGTCCTGGGTGCAGATCATCTCGATCCTGGTCGGCACGACGACGGCGAACCTCAATGACGTCGTCATGAACATCAACCAGGCGCCTGTCACCAGCGCGCCGAACATCACTGTCACGCTGGTCTGATGGAAAACCCCGATGCGACAGTCATGTCGCAGTTCGGAAACAGCAACATCATCCTGTCGCTGATCCGATCCTTCAACACCGCGGTCGATCCCGCCCCACTGATCGATGCCTTCTACCTGCATGTCTGGGACATCCTGACCGCGAACGATTACGGCCTCGACGTCTGGGGCCGCATCGTCGGCGTGCAGCGGGTGTTCCAGGTCGCGGCTGATAAGTACTGGGGCTATGCGGAAGCGGGCACGATCAGCGCTGATCCCTACGGGCAGTCGCCGTTCTACAACGGCGCGGCGTTGACGTCGAATTACCGGCTGTCGAACGAAACATTCAGGACGCTGATTCTAGCCAAGGCGGCGGCGAATATCTGCGACGGCTCGACCGCGGCGATCAACGCGATCCTGATGGCGATGTTCCCGCACCGCGGCGACGCCTGGGTAGGCGACGGGCTGGATATGACGATGACCTACAACTTCGCTTTCACGCCGCCGCTGACATCGATCGAGATTGCCATCATCAGCCAATCCGGCGTCATCCCGCGGCCGGCCGGTGTCAGCATATCGGTCGTCCAGCACTAAGGATTTCGCATGCTGCTGTCAGCCATCCCGACGAAATTCGGCAGCGTCTGGGGCAATGCCGCCGGCGCCGGATATATCCGCACGATCCCGTCCGCCTCGCAGATCGGCGTCCATGACGGCTGGGCCTCGCTCGCGGACGGGTTCCCGCCGCTGAATTTCGTTGCAGTCACGAGCGGGGGCGTGCCGCCGTTCGGTCAGGACCACAACGGCATCCTCAAATGGGTGACGCAATGGCTGCAATGGCACGAGGCGGGCGGGACGATCCGCTACGATGCCGCGTTTGCCACTGCGATCGGCGGCTATCCCCAGGGCGCCGTGGTGCAGAGCACGACCAACGGCTATTTCTGGATCAACGCGGTCGATAACAACGCAAGCAATCCTGATTCCGGCGGCACCAACTGGAAGCTGTTCGAAGGCTTCCCGCGCATCTGGTCGGCGCTGAACACCTTCCAGGCGGGTGCCTATTCGACCGGGTTTGATGTCGGCGGGGCGAATTTCCGCGCCAATGGCGGGGGCAGCAATTCGTTCGTTGTGCGCGTTGACGGGTCGAACACCTATTTCCTGATTTCCGACACTGCGGCCGGCGGCTACAACGCCAAGCGGCCGATTACCATCGCACATTCCAACGGGCAGGTGACGATCGGCGGCAACGGCGAGCCGGTCGCGGTCGGCACCGGCGGGCTGTCGGTCAGCAGCACGGTCACGGCCAACGCTGCCCGGCTGTCGTTCGGCGCTTATGGCAGCGGTGATGTGGCGCGCGCGGTGCGGCTTGGGGATTTCACCCTCTCAGGCGTGCCCGGCACGTTCTACGAAATCCTGCCGAACGGGCTCATCATCGAAGGCTTTGGCGGCGCGATCGGCGCGCTTGGCACCGGCACGCCGTATTCGCAGAACTTCACCGTCCCGCTCACTTTCCCCAACAATATCCTGTTCACCATTGCCACCTGGGGCGGCTTCACCCCGCCGAATACCGGCACGATCGCCGCGAACGTCGCCTCGCCCTCGCAGGTGACCATTTCGATCAACGCGCCGTCCGGCCCGAGCTATGGGTTCACCTGTTTCGTTGTGGGATACTGATGCTGTACGCGCAATTCGACCACACCGCGCCGTCGCCGGCCCCGGTGATCGGCTGGTATGACACCGAGGCGTTCAGCTATCCGTCGCTGCCGGCGTCGGCCGATCTGCTGAGCATGACGCAGCAGCAATGGGACGCGCGCATGGACGGCCATTGGGCGGTCCAGGGCGGCACGCTCGTTCCCTACACCCCGCCGATGCCGGAACTGAGCCTGCGCGCGCAGGCCGAGGCGGCGCTGATCGCGGGCGTGTCCATCGTCAGCACCAGCAATCCCGCGCTCGATGGTGTCTATCCGATGACGCCTGAGATGCGGTCGGACATCCAGGCCGAGGTGCTGTCGCTTGTGGTGAACCAATCGTTCACCAATCAAGGCACGGTGATCGGCATCGGCGATATCAGCAACACGCTGCACACCTTCGCCGCGGATAATTTCATTCCGTTCGCTACCGCCTATGGCCGGCATGTCGGGCAGTTGCGCGCGGTGCAGATCAGCAACGAGGGCACGCTGCCAAGCCAGCCCGTGACGATTCCGTAGGAGCGCAGCTATGACCGCTATGTCGGACTACCTGGAAAACAAGCTGATCGATCACGTCTTCCGCGGCGTTGCCTATACCGCGCCGGCCGGGCTGTATGTCGCGCTGCTGACCGCAGCGCCTTCGGACACCGGCGGCGGCACAGAGGTGTCCGGCGGCTCTTACGCGCGCGTCAATCTGGCGCCGAGCACGACGAACTGGGCGTCAACGGGCGGCGCGGGAACGACAACCAACCCAAGCGCCGGAACGTCCGGGACCACGTCCAACAACTCGACCATTACGTTCGCATCGCCGACGGCGAACTGGGGCACGATTACCCATGTGGGGATCTATGACGCCTCAACCGCTGGGAACCTGCTGGTCTGGACCGCCCTGACAACGTCGAAGACGGTCAATAACGGCGACGCCGCACCGAGCTTTGCCGCCGGTGCGCTGACCTTCCAGATCGACAACTAAGGGGCCTGACCGGTGGCGACAATCCTCGAACGCACGACGCCAAGCGCGATCGGAACGTCGCCCTTTACGTCCGCCGATCTGACGTCGCTGGCAGCGGGCGCGTATATCCTTGGCAGCAATGCGATCACGCCACCGGCGACAGCGACGTTGCTCGACTTTCGGCTCGTGCTGCCGTCGTCGATAACCCCGACAGCCGGCGGAACAGTCACCCTGTTTTTCCTGCCGCAAGTCGATGGCACGAACTATCCGAACCCGCCGGGCAGTACGACGGCCGCCGTGCCGTCGCAGTATTACGCCGGGAGCTACGTATTCAACGGCAACGCAACGACGGTCATCGATATTCTCAACATGCGATGCCCCGACTACACGTTCGAGGTCGCCTGCTGGAACAACGGCAGCGTCAGTTTCCCCAGCAGCGGAACGTTCACCAACACGCTCTACGGCAAAAGCTATCAGATGGTGTGACCGGCTATGCCGGTTGATTTCCCAACTCTGCTCGGAGCGCGGGATACCCGGTTAGTACCCGGCGCCTCAACACGGGTCGAGCTTGATCCAACGCATTGGGCCGCCAACAGCACGACCGGACTGTGGCTACCAGGCGCGTCGCTGATCAACTACGGCGCGGCGGGCGGCCTTCTCAGTGGCGCGGCAGGCGGCACGTTCGCGGCGGGCGCCGGGCCGGGTCTGATCGTCCCCAGCGCCGGCCTCAATACCGGCCTGACGGCAGTCAATCTCGGCATCGACGGCAATAAGCGGCGCACGTCATTCGGTCATATCTACTGGCCTGACGTCGCGACGCAGATGGTGTTTCTGTTCCTGGGGAGCAACGGGACAGCAAACGGCGGCGATGACCATAACACCGACTGGTCGTTAGCCAAGGTCGACAATACCACCCTCAAGGTCAACACCTGGTATAACGACGCTCTCGTCACGCCGGTCCCCGGTAGTGGCGACTGCCTGATCACCTTCGCTGTGACCTATGACGGCAGCGGCGGCATCAGGCTCACCTCGCGCTGGCAAAAGCTGACCGGAACTGGCGTCGGCAGCGAGCGGATTGACACGCAAACCACCTCGTTCGGAACCCTCGCCACCAACCCGATCAATACATTCATCATCGGTAACGGCTGGATCGGCAACTGGACGCAGCCGATCTACTCGGCCGGCATAGCCAACCGCGACTGGACCGCCGCCGAGTGCCTCGACTACGTCACCAACCCGTACGCTCTGCTGCGGCCGCGGGTTCTGCGATCCTACGCGTTTTCGTCCGCCCCAAGCGGCCTTGCCGCCAACGCCGCCGACGTCAGCACGGCGACCGCGGCGCTGACGACGGCGATCCGCCTCGCCGCTAGCGCCAGCGCGACGGCAACCGCAACCGGCTCGATGGCGGCGGTTCTCGTTGCGAACGCAACAGACACCGCGACAGCAACCGCGGATCTGACGACCCAGTCGCGGAAGACCGTTTTCATTACGACGACCGGCGCGGGCAGCTACACAATCCCCGCCGACTTCGGCTCGCTTGTATCGCTATCGGCGATCGGTGCCGGCGGCACATCATCAGGCCGAGCGGGTGCGGGCGGCGGCGCCTATGCGCAGTCCACCACCGTCAGCGGCATGGTGGCCGGCGGCACGCTCTGGTACTCCGTCGGCGCATCGGCAGCGAGCACAGCCGGCGGCGACACCTGGGCCAATGCCGCATCGAACGCGGCGCCGACGCTGTCCAGCCAGGGCGTGCTGGCGAAGGGCGGCGGCACCAGCTCAACGACGACCGGTGCACCCGGCGGCGCATCAGGGTCGTCTGTCGGCAACACGGTATTTTCAGGCGGTGCCGGCGGCGCTGCCAACAACAACTCGGGCGGCGGTGGTGGTGCGGGCGGTCCGTCCGGCAACGGCAACACGGGTGGCGCCGGTCATACCACCAATAACCGCGGATCAGGCGGTGGTGGCGCTGCGAATGGCGGCACCGTCGGCGGCGCCGGCGCAGCCAATGCCGGCGGCACCGGCGGCGGTGGCGGCGGTGCTGGATCGGGCACAACCGGTGTAGCGGCCAGCAACGGCACCGCTCCTGGCTCGGGCGGCGGCGGTGGCTTCGGGGCCACGTCAATCGGCGGCTCCGGGAGTTCCACGTCCGCGATCTGGACGCAGACCTCGAACGGTGCCACGGCCGGGCCGGGCGGCGGTGGCGGCGGCGGTGGGTCCGGGACAGTGCCGGCCGGAGCCTATGGCGGCGGTGGCGGCGGCACGGTCGTTGCCAGTTCCACCTATCTCGGCGGCCAGGGCATCCTGGTCCTCGTCTACAACGCCAGCACGGGCGCGGCGCTGGCAGGATCAGCGACCGACACGGCGACGGGCAGCGCTGGGCTGACGACCGCCATCCAGGCGGCGGCGAACGCAACAGCCGCCGCGACGTCCACCGCCGGCCTGACGACGTCCATCAGGCTTGCCGGCGCGGCGACGGACACGAGCACCGCCACAGCGGGCCTGACGACCGCCCTTCAGTGTGCAGCGGCGGCGACCGGCGTCGGGACCGCGACGGCCGGCCTGACCACTGCCATCCAACTGGCGGCCACCGCCGCCGACACCGCGACCGCAACGGCCGCCTTCCAATCAGCGGCGGCTGCGCTCGCCGCTGATGCGTCCGCGACGTCGATGGCCACGGCCGGCCTGACGACCGCCATCACCTGCGCGGCCACGGCAGCGGATACAGCGGCCGCGACGGCGGGCCTGAGCACGGCCGTCGTTTGCAGCGCGGCGGCGTCAGCGGCGTCCACCGCGACCGCTGGACTGACCACCGCGATCACCTGCGCGGCGGCCGCGTCCGATGCGGCGACGGCCGCCGCCGGGCTCACGACAGCGATCCGCCTTGCCGGCGCGGCGGCGGATGTCAGCACGGCCAGCGCCGGCCTGACCACGGCCATCCAGTGTGCGGCAGCCGCAAGCGATACCGCGACCGCCACGGCCGGGCTCTCGACCGCCATCCAGCTTGCCGCCGCCGCGACGGATAGCGCGACGGCATCGGCCGCCTTGCTGGTGCCCGGGGCGCTGGCCGCCAACGCCCTAGCCCTATCGACCGGCACTGCCGGCCTGACAACGGCGATCCGGGCGGCGGCGACTGCGAGCGATGCCGCGATCGCGACGGCGGGTCTGACGACTGCGATTGTCTGCAACGCGGCGGCGACGGCGGCATCGAGCGCGACCGCGGGCCTCTCGACGGCAATCACCTGCGCGGCTGCTGCGACTGATACAGCGACCGCCAGCGCGGGCCTGGCGACCGCGATCCGGCTTGTTGCCGCTGCCGCCGATGCCGCGACGGCGACGGCCAGCCTGCAAGGTGCAACAGCGACGCTAGGCGCCAATGCGTCCGCGGCATCGAGTGCAACCGCGGGTCTGACCACGGCGATCATCTGCGCGGCGGCGGCGGTCAATGTCGCCAGCACGACAGCCGGGCTGACGACGGCGATCACCTGCACGGCCGCCGCAGGCGATGCGGCGACAGCCGGCGCGACCCTGACGACGGCGATCCCGCTTGCCGCCAATGCGGTGGATGTTTCGTCAGCGACGGCCGATCTGGTCGCGCCGATGGGCGCCTGGACTGCTGCCGCCAATGCGACCGCCGCGGCCAGCGCCGATCTGACGACAGACATCCGGCTTGCCGCCAACGCGATCGTCAGCATGCAGGTCAGCGGCTGGATGCGCGCCTATCAGCTTCGGCCCGCACCGCCCGCGCGCACGGTCGGCAGCCCGGAAGGCGTTCGCCAGATCCGGGGCGGCGTCGCCGGTCGGATGGTCCGAGGCGATGCGTGCGACCGCACACAGCGGGGTGTCTAATGAGCTACAGCGCCATAACCCTCTACCGGACCTGGCCATCGTCCGGACCGCTTCAGGCGCCGGACAGCGATCTAGACTATTCCTACGACGCGGCCATCGAAACACAGGACGGGGCGGATCCGATCGTGGAAGCATCGATCGCGGTGCAGCCGTCCGGCGCCGGCGAAGTGTCCGCCCACGATTTCTCGGTCGCCGGCAGTGTGCTGACGGTGTGGATGCGCGGCGGCGTCGCCGGCCGTCGCTACCGGGTCAGGCTCGAATTCGCCACCGCGTCGGGTCGGGCGTTCGAGCGGATCATCATGCTGCCGATCGATCCGATCCTGGCGACGTTCCCCGTGCCGACGGTGTCCAGCACCGCGTTTTCTGATCCGCTGACCTGGACGCCGCTCGGGCAGGCCCGCGATAGCGATGGCAACCTGGTGGTCGATTCCGACGGCAATCCGCTGTTCACCAGCGATGTCAGCGGCAGCAGCGGCGGCAGTACCGCCCAGCAGGCGACGGACAGCGCCGGCAATCTGCTGTTCGATTCGGACGGCAACCCGGTGTTCACGTCCGAGGCCCCCGGCAGCACGTCAGGCGACATCACGATCCTGGTGGGCGCCGACGGGGCCGTTCTGACTCCGGGGGGCTGATCCCATGACGACGGTGTACCGCACGTTCAACGCGAGCGATATCGCGTACGCGCTGGGCCATCCGCTGGCGATCAGCGGCCCGGTGACCGTATCCGGCCCCTATACCCTACGGCTGAACCTGACGGCCGACACGCAATTGACATTGCCGCCCTCGGGCCAGTTGGCGACGCTGCCGATCTTCACCGCACAGATCGCCGACTGGGCGGCCGCGACCGGCGCCTTTGTCCCCCCGGTGTCGTCGGTCGCCGGGCGCACGGGCAATGTTGTCCTTTCGGCGGCCGACATCCCGGATCTCTCGGCGACAGACATCCCGGACTTCGCGTCGTGGGCCGCGGCGGCTGCGCCGATTCGGACCGTGTTCGGCCGCACGGGTGACATCGCCTTGCAGGTCGCTGATCTGCCCGCCTCGGGCGTCGCCCCCGGCGTCTACACCCGCGCAACCGTCACGGTCGATGCAGCCGGGCGCGTCACATCGGCGTCCAGCGGCAGTGCCAGTGCGGGCACGGTCAGCAGCGTCGGCCTGTCGATGCCGTCGGGCTTTACTGTCGCCGGATCCCCGGTCACAGCCTCGGGCACGATCGGCGTCACGCTGACCAGCCAGACTGCCAAATTCGTCCTGGCCGCGCCCACCGGTTCGGCCGGCGTCCCGTCCTGGCGGCAACTCGTCACCGCAGACATCTCGAATTTCACGACCGACGCCGCCGCTGCCGCGCCGGTGCAGAGCGTCTTCGGGCGCGGGGGCACCGTCGTGCTGCAAGCCGGGGATTTGCCCACATCCGGCGTGACCGCCGGCAGCTACACGGCCGCAAACATCACCGTCGATGCCGCCGGCCGCGTGACGTCTGCGGCCAACGGATCGTCTGGCAGCGGCTCGGGCACGGTGACCAGCGTCGATATGACCGTGCCCTCCGGATTCGCGGTCAGCGGCAATCCGGTCACCGGCGCCGGCACGCTGGCGATCAGCCTGACCAGCCAGACGGCGAAATTTGTCCTCGCCGCGCCGACCGGCTCGGCGGGTGCGCCGTCATGGCGGCAACTGGCCGCGGGCGACGTCTCGGGCCTCGCCGCGTCGGCGACGACGGATGCCACCAATGCGGCGAATATCGGCAGCGGCAACCTGCCGGCGGCGCGGATCACGGCGAACCTGTCGTCGGCGATCGATACCGCGGTCGGATCGACGCGCGGCGCGGTGCTCTATCGCGGCGCATCGGGCTGGGCGATTCTGGCGCCCGGAACGTCGGGTAATGTGCTTCAGACCAACGGCGCCGGCGCTGACCCGTCCTGGGCGGCCCAGACCGGCGGCTCGGGCACAGGCACCGTCCCGGTCACGACCGTCGCCGCGTCAGGCACGGCGCAGACGATCAGCTTCCCTGCGGCCGGATCGGTCGCCTACGACGTGACCCTGACCGGGAACTGCACCTTCAGCCTTTCGGGCGGCACGGCGGGCCAGCTTCAGACCATCACGCTGATTCTGCGCGAAGACGCGACCGCAGGGCGCACGATCACCCTGCCCGGCACGATCAAGTGGTCGGGCGGCCTCGCGCCAACCTTCGATACCGGGGCCGGCGCCATCAACATCGTCCGGCTGATGACGCCGGATGCCGGTGCGACGGTCTTCGGAAGCTACTAATGACCCTGCAATATCTGTCCAGCGATGCCACCACAGGCATCGACGCGACCGGCACGCTGCCGTCCGGCTTCACCGCGCTGTCGGGCACCTGGACCGTCAACAATTCGATTTCGATCAACGGCCACGCGAACTGCATTTCCTATACCGGCGGCTCGGTCAATCAGGTCGCGCTGCTGGAAGGCCCCGGCACGCTGTCCGGCGTCGATATGTCCTTCTGCCTGCCGAACAATGCGGGCCTGACGGGCAACGCAAACCTCGAACCCTTCGTGTGCGCCAACGCCGCCAACAACAACGGCTATCTGCTGATCATGCTGTTCAGCAGCACGACGGCGGGGCAACTCTGGCTGTTCCGGCGCGATCCCGGCGGCGACCATCTGATCACCAATCCCAGCGTCACATTGGCCTCGGGATCGACCAACTCCTACACGCTGCGCTTGCAGGTCCAGGGGGGGTCGGTCCGCGGCAAGGTCTGGTCGACGAATTCTGCGGAACCTGACTGGCAGATCAACACTACCGATTCGACCTATTCGTCGGGCTATTGCGGTTTCCAATCGAATAACGGCGGCGTGGCAAATGTCACGGCGGCAGACGTCGTTATCAATACCGTCGCCGCCAATCAGGTGATGGTCGATCAGCCACAGTCGCCGACGGTCAGCACGACATTCACCGCGTCGGGCATTTACTACGGCACCGCCCCGACGGCGATGGACTATGCATTCGACGCAACGACGCCCGGTTCCTGGGCGGCGATGACTGGCTTTTCGACAACGACGTCGGGCGTGCCCATCAGCGGCGGCGGGCACTGGCAGGGGACCGTCACAGCCCCATCCGCGACCGGCCTGCACACCCTTATCGTTCGCGACCACAACACGACCACGGTGCAAGGCGCGTCGGCGTCCTTCACGGCCGTTTCGGGGTCATCGACGATCAGCGTCACGACGCCCGGCACGCTGACCCAGAGCGCATCCTACACGCTGGCCGGAACATATACCGGCACGGCACCGACCGGCGTCCAGTACGCCTACGACGGTGGATCGTCCTACACGGTCCTGACCGGCTTCAGCGCTTCAGGCGGGACATGGTCGGGCACGGCAACCGCGCCGGCCAGCACGGGATCACACACGGTCACCGTTCAAGAGACGAACAACACGTCCATCACCGCCACGTCGTCCAGTTTCACCGTCAGCGCGGCGACGACGACGATCCCCGCCGACGGCGGGGCCTTCCACTACAGCCCCTATAACTGGAACGTCGGCAGCGGCAGGGCGAAGACGATCTGCTGCGGCGCGTACTTCTCGACCGTCTTCACCGGCGGCTCGTGCACGGCAACCTTCGACATGACCGGCCTTTCCACGCCGTACCCGCAAATCTGGTATCGTATCGATGGCACCAATTGGTTAAGCGCCTCGATCGCGGCCACGGTAGCGCTGACGATGCCGTCGACGACCACCGGCTGGGCCAAGCACCATCTGGAAGTCATCGTCAAAAGCACCTCGGAATGGATGGATCGCTGGAACACTCAGGCGGCCTCGGTGGCGTTCACCGGCCTGACCCTGGCGAGCGGTCAGACTGCGGCTTCGCCCACAGCATCGCCGCAGCGACGGATTGTGCTGTTCGGTGACAGCATCACCGAGGGCTATCTGTCGGTGTCGAACACGACCGATACCGCCGGCAGCGATGTCACGGTGACCTGGGGCTACCAACTGCGACATTTGCTGGGCGCCGATGTCAGCGTCATCGCCTGCGGCGGGCAGGGCATCACGCAAGGCGGACAGGGCAACTGGCCTTCGCTGATCAACGCATGGAATTTCCACTGGTCCGGACAGGCGCGAACCTACACGCCGACGCCGGACCTGATCGTCATCAATCAGGGGCAGAATGACGGCGCGACGGGATCGGGCTTTCAGTCGCAATACGCCTCGACGTTGAATGCGATCCTGGCCGGCATCCCGAACTGCCCGGTCGTCATTCTGATCCCGTTCTCGCAATCCCACGCCTCCGACATCCCCGCGACGGTCACGGCGGTGGGCAACAGTCGCGTGCACTACATCACGACATCAGGCTTCTTCGATAGCTCGCTGTCGGTTGACGGTGTGCATCCGCTCGGCGTCGCCGCGCTTGATTCGCTGGCCCCGCAGGTCGCGGAAAAGCTGCGGCCGTTTCTCAACACCAGCAAGCGCTGGTCGTATTCTTGACCAAAGGGGCAGACATGACATCTATCCGCTCGTACGGTCTGGCTGCCCTGTTGCTGGGGCTGCTGCCGGCGTCCGCCTTCGCGCAATGCGCCGGGCAGCACCGCATCCCGTTCGACTGCGCCACCGTCTCCTCTATCGCGCCGGGCGATGTCTTCCTCGGCGGCACCGTCAGCAACACCGCGACGGTGAAGTTTACCGCCGCGCAGGTGGCGGGCCTGGCGCCAGTTCAAACGGTGTTCGGCCGCACCGGGGCGGTGGTGCTGCAAGGATCGGACCTGCCGACCTCGGGCGTCACGCCCGGCAGCTATACGAACGCCAACATCACGATCGACGGGACCGGCCGCATAACCGCCGCGACGAATGGGTCCTCGGGCGTCCCCGGCTCGGGGACCGTGACCAGCGTCGGACTGACGATGCCATCGGGCTTCACCGTCAGCAACAGCCCGATTGTCGATAGCGGCACGCTGGCGGTTTCGCTCTCGTCTCAGACCGCCAAATTCGTCCTCGCCGCACCGAACGGATCGGCAGGCACCCCGACCTGGCGGCAGCTTGTGGCAACCGATGTGTCCGGGCTGGCAACTTCGGCGACGACCGACACAACGAACGCCGCCAACATCAGCAGCGGCAATCTTGCCGCCGCGCGGATGTCAACGAACCTGTCGGCTGCGATCGACACAGCGATCGGATCGACGCGCGGGTCGATCCTGTTCCGCGGCCTGTCGGGCTGGTCGCTTCTCGCCCCGGGCACCGCAGGCCTCGTGCTGCAAACCAATGGTGCCGGTGCTGATCCGACCTGGGTCGCGCAGACCGGCGGCACGGGCGGGCCGGCGACGGTGCCGGTGACGACGGTGGCAACCTCGGGCAGCGCGCAGACGGTGTCATTCCCGGCGAACGGTAGCGCGGCTTACGACATCACGTTGACCGCGAATTGCACGATCACCGTCAGCGGCGGCACCGCCGGGCAGATGCAGCAGATCACGGTGTTTCTGCGCCAGGATGCTACCGCAGGACGGACGCCGACCTTCCCCGCAGGTGTCCGCTGGTCCGGCGGCGCACCGCCCGCGTTCAACACGACTGCCGGGCGCATCGACGTTGTGACGCTGACCACGCCCGATGCGGGCGCGACGGTCTTCGGGAGCTACTAACCATGTCGCTTGTATATCTCTCGAACGACGCGACGACGGGCATCGACGCGACCAACGCGCTGCCGTCCGGCTTTACCCAGACCGGCGGCTCCTGGTCCGTCAATTCCAGCACGACGTGGCTTGGCCACTCGAAGCAACTGTCTGCCAATAGCGCCGCGAACAATCAGCTCGCCGTTCTGACCGGCGCCGGCACCCGTGCCGATCAAGAACTGTTCTTCACGATCCCCTACAACGCGGCGACGACCGGCAGCGAGCTATTGGAGCCGCTCGTGCGCATGGACGCCGCGGGCACCTCGACCGCCTATATGTTCATCCTGCTGTTCGATGCCGGAAGCCCCGCCCCATCCGCAACAAGCGCGCATTTGTGGGTGTTCAAGCGTTCCGGCGGCGACAGCCTGGTTAACAATTCGTCGGTCATCAATTTCCCGGCCAACTCGACCGCGATCTCCTGTCGTGTTCAGGCTGTCGGGACCACGATCCGCGGCAAGTTCTGGGCGACGCAGACCGCCGAGCCGACCGCGTGGACCTATTCTTTTACCGACGCCGCCATCGCCAGCGGCTACTGCGGCTTTAACACCAACATCCAGGCCGGCGGCTTCTCGCCCGGCGCTGCCGATATCATCGTCAATGCCATCACCACCAATCAGGTGATGGTCAATCAGCCGGCGGCGGTCACCACCTCGACCAGCTTCACCGTGACGGGCGTTTACGAGGGCACCGCACCGACGGCGATGGATTACGCCTTCGACGCGACGGCGCCCGGAACATGGACAGCGTTCACCAGCTTCAGCGCATCGGGCGGCACATGGACGGGGACGGCGACCTCGCCGTCCGCGGCGGGCCTGCACACGCTGATCGTGCGCGACCACAACACCACGACGGTGCAGAACGCATCGCCGGCCTTCACCGTCAATGCGCCGGCGTCGATCACCGTCACCACGCCGAGCACGCTGACGCAGAGCGCGTCCTACTCGCTGTCGGGCAGCTACACCGGGACCGCGCCGACCAATGTGCAGTACGCCTATGACGGCGGGTCCAGCTACACCGCCCTGACCGGGTTCTCAGCATCGGGTGGCGCCTGGTCAGGCACCGCGACCGCGCCCTCGGCCACCGGATCGCACACGGTTACGGTGCAGGAGACGAACAACACCGCGATCACCGCGACGTCCGGAAGCTTTACGGTGACGGTGTCGTCAACGATTCAGGTCACCACGCCGGGGACGTTGGCGCAGAGCGCGTCCTATACGCTTTCCGGGACCTATGGGGGGACCGCACCGACCGGGGTGCAGTACGCCTATGACGGCGGGTCGAGCTACACAGTCCTGACCGGGTTCACCGCATCAGGCGGCACTTGGTCGGGCACAGGAACGGCGCCTTCGACCGCGGGGTCCCACACTGTCACCGTTCAGGAAACGAATAACACCGCCATCACCTCGACGTCGGGTAGTTTCACCGTATCGGCGTCGAATGCGATCACCGTCAACACGCCGGGCACGGTGACTGCCGGATCGTCCTTCTCGATCAGCGGCAGCTATACCGGCACAGCGCCGACCGGGCTCAACTACAGCTTCAACGGCGGCACGAGCTACAGCACCGCGTCGGGCTTTTCGGCATCCGGCGGCTCATGGTCGGCGATCGCCACCGCGCCCGGTAGCGCCGGCTCCTATCAGGTGACGGTGCAGGAAGCCAATGCGACCGGTGTCACAGCGACCTCGGGCAATTTCACCGTTGCCACCGGCACGATCACCATCGATCCGTCGAACGCGGCGATCATTTACTCGCCGTACACGTGGAACGTGACCGCCGGTGCGGCGCAGACCATCAATCCGGGGGCGTATTTCCGCGTCCTGTTCAGCGGCAATACGGTCGGCCTGACGTTCAACGTGGCGAACTTGTCTTCGCCGCAGTCGCAGATCTGGGCGCGCGTCGATTTCGGCCCCTGGACGCAATACACCGTGGCGTCCTCGATCTCGCTGACGATCCCGGCTGCCACGCTTGGGAACACCGATTTCCCCTATCACTTGCTCGAAGTCATGGTGAAGTCGACCTCGGAAACGCTGAACCGCTGGAACAGCCCCTACAACACCGCTGTCATCCTGACCGGCATCGTGCTGGCCTCGGGGGCCACGGTGCTGCAAGGCTTGCGGGCGCCGCGCAATGTGCTGATCTACGGCGATTCAATCACCGAGGGCGTGCGCACGGTCGGCGAATCAGCGACCAATGATACCGACCGCAACGATGCCATGACGTCCTACGCCTATCATCTTGGCCGCGTGCTCTTAGGCGCTGAAGTCGGCGTTGTCGGCTTCGGCGCGCAGGGGATCAACAACAGCGGGTCGGGCAACGTTCCGGGCATGGTCAGCGCCTGGAATCAGCTCTATTCGGGGGCCTCGCGCAGCTTCACGCCGCAACCTGACATGATCATCATCAATCAAGGTGGTAACGACGGAAACAACGACACCCATGTGAGCATGACGACGATCCTGAACGGGCTGCTCGCGGCCTGCCCGAACGCCGCGATCGTCGTGACGACGCCGATGCGATCGTCCGGCCAGCCGGCGTTTCTGCAACAGGCGATCGCCGCGTGCAACAATCCCCAACGCATCCGCTATCTCGATACGATCACCAATCCTTTCTACAATCCGGCGTTGGGCTCGGACACGTTGAACTTCCATCCGAACGGGCCGAACAGCGTCGCCTTCGTCGCACCGAAATTCGCCGCCGCGGTGAAGGACTGGTTCCCCTCGCGGGGTGCCACGCACTACTAGCGAAGGACACATCATGCCGCACCCCGTGACCCCCTGGGCGCACGACAGGCCCGTGCGCAATAACAATCCCGGCGACCTGCGCACGCGCCACACGCCGCCGCCCTGGCCCGGCCAGGTGGACGTTGACGATGACCCCGGCGGGCCGTTCGCGATCTTCGCCACCCCGGCCGACGGCTGGGCCGCCCTGGCGCTCTGGTGCCTCGATGCGCGGTACCTGCGCGGGCTGCACACCGCCCCGCAGATGATCAACGTCTTCGCCCCGCCCGCCGACAACAACCCGACATCCGCCTATGCGCAGTTCGTCAGCGACCGCGTCGGCGCCGGCGACCTGGACCTAACCGATCCGGACCGGCTTGCCGCGCTGTGCCGCGCGATCGCCTGCTTCGAAGACGGGCGCGCATCATGGAATGAACTCGAAGTGCAGTCCGGCCTGCTGCTGGCCTCTGCCCGCTGGCCGGAATGGAAGGCGGCGCGGCTGGGCGATCAGCCGCCGATGCAGGCGGTGCCGGTGCACGAGCAGACCGCACCGCTGCCGGCGGATCCGGCGATCGAGATTGCCGGGCTGTCGGACGCCGACCGGCTGAACCAGGCCGAACTCGATCGGCTGCATCGCGAACAGGGAACGGCGTGAATGGACAGCAACCCGATCGTCAACGCGCTGATCAGCCTGGCCTCGTTTGCCGTCAGCATCGCCATCCCGATCCTGCTGCCCGCGCTGCTGCGCCGGCTGAAGATCGCGTCCGATAGCGACCTAGCACGGCGGCTGGATACCGCGGCGAACGCCGCCGCCGGCCTGGCCTATCAGCAGGCCGCGGCGCGGGCGAACAGGCTGGCACTGACCAGCGGCCTCGGCGATCCGGGAACGCATGCGGCCGCGGTCAACGCCGGGACCAACTACGTCGTGCGGCACCTGCCCGATGCGATGCAACGCCTCGGCGTTTCCGTCCCCGACGTCGCCGAAATGGTGTCAGCGCGGCTCGGCACGCTGCTTGCCGCCGACCCCTCTGTCACCGCCGGACAGCCGATCGGCGTGCCGCCGCCGCGGGCGGCATCGATCCCGGTCGAACCGGCCGACGGCCATCCAACCGCATAGGGGGTTCATTGCCATGCTGACGATCCTGATCATCATCGTGCTGCTGCTCGCCCTCGGCGCGCTGCCGGCCTGGCCGTATTCCCGGTCCTGGGGCTACTATCCCGCCGGCGGCCTCGGCTTGATCGTGATCATACTGCTGATCGTCATAGTGTTTACCGGTGTCGGTCCGTTTCGCTACTAGGCCAGGATACGCGCAACGTGTCGGCACCGCCGATCCGCTAGTGACGCGCATCGAAACCGTTTAGCGGTTCCCAGTCGTTCACAGCCGCGTGATAATGTCCCGATCAGTCGGGACGTTCCCCCATGCCCAATCAGTCAGAGCGTGATGTCCAATTATGGTGCGCCGTCGTTTTGCAGGCGCGCGAAGACATCGAAACGCTGCCGATCGGTTCGACCGACTATGAAGCTGCGACGGCATTTCTGACCAGCAACGCGGCATATTGGCGTCATAGTCGCAATGAAATCGCGGCGCATATCGGGGTCGACGGCGACGCGCTGAAAAAGGTCGGCACCGCCTGGGTGATCGCCCGGCGCCGCAGCGAAGGTCTGCCGGATCATCCGCCCGTCGTCGCCCCGCGGCCGGCGCCCGCACGGCCGTCACTACGCAGCGCCTGGACGGCGGCGCCGCCGCCACGGACGCCGCTGCTGCTACGCGAAGCGCTGAAGGCCGGCCGGCAGCGGACGCCCGACCGCAACCCGTTCAACCCGTTCCGCCGGCAGGTGGAAAATTTCGCTTGTGCCGACGGCTGACCGCCCTGATCACTGATGACCGGTTACAGACCGGCACCGAGGCACTGTGATCAATACACACCGGCCCTGTAGACCGATGCGCGCACCTTACGCGTATGAAACAGATAACGCAAGGGGCCGGTAAGATTTCGCTTGAAATCGACCATCGCGCCATCGATGATCCCTGTGTCTGACTGGCGTAAACGATTCCTACCCCAATGCCAATCGCCGGCCCCTGTTCCCCGGGGCCGGTTTTTCGTTTGGGGCTCATTGCTCGCCGGTCCTGTCGTAGAGGTCGCGCAGCAGCGGCATGGTCTGATCGATCAGGTCGATCGCCCTACCGCCGGCGCCACGCTTCGCCACGCCGGGGATAGCCAGCAGCCCGGCGCGCAGGTCGGCCAGCATCAGCATCAGGTCGGCCAGGCTACGCGACAGACTGCCATCGGCGGCCTGCGGGATCAGCACGCGCCGCTGTTCGCGCCGTTCGATGGCGTCGAGCGCTTCCAGCCCCAGCGGCGTGATCCGGTAGACGGTTTCGGTGTCAGCATACCGCCGGCGGCGCACATCTTCGGCCGGTAGTTCCTCGTGCGTGCGCTTGTCGCGGAAGACCGCGATCGTCCAGAACTTCGAACTGCACTGCATGACCGGCTGTGCGCCGTGGCGGGGGCAGACCGTCGGGCCGTCCCGGCGTAGCGTTTCCAGCCAGCGCCGCTGACCTGCCGTCATGCGGTCTGTCACCACAGGGGATATCTTGTATGGCATGGACGGGGACTCGCCGCGAGGACGGCGCGCAGGTGGTGTTGCTGACCGTTGTCCCGCCGACCTGGGGCGCGCGCGGCCCGCACGGACACGTCGTCAGGGAATGCCCGTGCTGCGGCGATCAGATCCGCACCCGCGAGGTGGCGCAGGCGATCGCCGACTTCGTGTTTCCGCGGCCGAATCATGACCGGCACTATAATCGGGCGGCGTCGTGAGCGTCCTCTGCTTCTTCTTCCCGTGCCGGTGGGTCCATGTCGACGCCGGCATCTGGCAGTGCCGACGGTGTAAGACCTGTTCATCCGGGCGCGTCCCGGCGCGGTCGCAATGTCCGCCGCAGCCGCATCTGCCTCATTGATGCGCGGCCGCCCCGTAGTTGCGCACGGGGAAGAATGTCGCCCGATGGCCGTAGGTCCCGAGGCCGAGGACCAGGAACAGCGAAATCGCCACCGACGCGGCCAGGAACAGCGCCATCGCCGCGTTGTCGCTCAGTGTCAGGCCAGTCGCGAGACACGCCGCCATCAGTAGGGCCGCGACCGCCAAGGCCAGCAGCATCCACATGCGCATCCCTCGACCGCAGATCAGGAGCATACCGCTATGAGCGACCGGAAACCCCTATTCCCGGCCCGGCCGGGTGACGACGTCGTGACCGCGCCGCCACCGCCGCCACCGCCGTCAGCCCCGTCCCCGCCGCCGGCCCCGACGATCGATACCGAGATGGCCGGGCGGATCGAGCGCGCCGTCATCGACGTCTTCATGCGGCGGTTCAACCCGGAACGCCTGCCCTATGCCCAAGCCCGGATCCTGGTGACGCTCGAACTCGAAATCGTCAGCGTGCTTGTCCGGGAACTGGCGACGACGCCGGCGTCACGGGCGGCCCCCCCCTGAGGCGCGTCAGCAGGCGGCGCTTATGCAAATTATGAAAGTTAATTCTAATCGAACGTTTTGCCCGTACGGCAAAACTGCATAGGAGCCGCTATGAGCGACAAGCCGGTAACCCCAACGACCGCCTGCCCCATCGCCACGGCGGTTGCTGCCGACGTTCTCGCGCGCGCAGAGCGCGGCCTTAAGAAGTATGGCGTCCCGTTGTCGCGCACGGACCTGTCGCGTGCAGAATGGTTGCAACATCTCTACGAAGAGTTGCTCGATGCCGCTGCTTATACGCGGACCTTGATCGAGTTGGAAAAAGCCAATGTCACCAACAAAGCCTGAATCAATGGCGACGGTCACTGTTCCGTCCGGAAACGGTCGATTGAGCCGCGCCGTAAAGCCGCATAGGAGGCGATAATCGCAGCCTTGCAATCCCGTTCCGCCGGTTCATCCATCGCATGCCCCCTCTGATGTATTTGTTGGCCGATGCAGGCTATTGGATACCCTTGTGTAAAGTTGTTATCTGTGCTTCTGTTCCTCTGGAACCGGAGTATGCGACATGAAGGCGTTGCTCTTGGCTATCGCGCTACTTGCCGGCATTGGCGTCGGCGCGACGATCTACATCGGAATACAACCGGCGCATGCGGAATGCGGCGGCCCGAACTGCTGATAGGCCCATGCCATGAAAACCTGTCTCCTTCTGATCATACTCCTGGCAGGCTTCGGCGGCATTGGTGCGGCTACCTACATCTCTGCACAACCGGCGCATGCAGAGTGCAGCGGCCCGAACTGCTGATAGGCGTATTCACATGAAGATCCTGCTTTTGCTGGGCGTCCTAGTCGTTAGCTTCACCGGCGCCGGCGTGGCTGCTTACCTCGCCGCGCAGCCGGCGTATGCAGACTGCACCGGCCCGAACTGCTGATAGACCTGCCATGAAAACCTGTCTCCTTGTGCTCATGCTCCTGGCAGGCTTCGGCGGTGGTCTGGCTGTCTATCTTGCCGTCCAACCGGCGCACGCAGAGGGCGGCTGCAGTGGCTCGAACTGCTGATAGGCCCATGCCATGAAAGCCTATCTCCTCGTGATCCTGCTCCTGGGCGCCCTCGGCGGCATCGGTGTGGCTGCCTACATCGCCGCGCAGCCGGCGCAGGCGCAGGGATGCACTGGTCCGAACTGCTGAACGTCTCTGAAACGTTTGGGTCCGCCGGTAAAGCTGAACAAGGCTCGGTGCTCCCGAAGACTGATGACCGTCTATGGCAGATCCAGGCACCGCACTTCACGGCGGGAGCCGAGTTCATCAACGGTGTCTGCTCGCGTGCCGCGCCGATCATCCGCTGGATGGTCGGCAAGACCGATGTGGATCTGCAAGCGCACTGTCGGCGCAAGGGCTGGACGATAACGGCCTGCTAATTCCGTCCGAAAGCGCCGCTTGTCGGACGCACGCCTGACAAACCGCATTAGCAGGCGTGCGACTTGGCATTGCGGCGCCCGGTTCTCGATTCAGCATGCCGAGCGCATATCATCGGTCAGAACCGGAAGGCGCAGCTACCATCATGGATTTCCGCCTGTCGTTCGAAGGCCTCGGTGAGGTGTCAGTCAGTGAACGCCGCAAGCCGGCCGATCCTGACGCCCATTCCTACGAATCCGACGATCTGGTTGATCGAATTGACGACGTCAAACTGGATGTCTACTCGCTCGAAAAGACGCCACGCAAAGGCGCCTGCGTGCTGCTGGATATGAATGCCTACCACATCGAAAACGACGACACCGGGCGGGCATTCCATACCAGCGTCGGACTTCACCTGACGCGCGCCGAGATCACCACGCTGCGCGACTTCCTCGACTTCATTATCGAACACGCCGATGACGCTGACCCCGAATAGCGCTTTCACATGTCCGACGCCGCCTGAAATCCCCCGACCGACGAATCTAAGTCGCCCCGTTCGGTTCGGACCGCACGAAAAAACCGGCCGGGAATTACGGGTCCCGACCGGCGCCTTGCTTTCGCTCGCAGCCTTCGCTTTTTCGGCCCGGAACTAGGTTTCGGGATGCCGCTCTTATGGCGGCGCGGCGTTATCGGCCGCGGGGGTGAGATGGTCAAGGCGTGCACTACCCTGCTAGCGTATCCACGGGGATCACCACGACGTCAGACCAGCGAGAAGCCGATGGGCGCGCGCCTCTGCAAAGACTGCCGGCACGCCGAGCAGGATCAGCACGATCGATGGATTTGTCACCACCCAAGCTCGCGCTATCAGCCGCGCCCGGACCTCGTAACCGGACAGCCGCGCGACTCTTATCAGCTTGATTGCCAGATGGCGCGCGACGGCACGCTCCCGCACGAGTGCGGCCCGGCGGGGCGCTACTGGGAAGCCAGATAGATGTTCCCGACCACCTCGGCGAAAGCACAACAGGGGCCGCATAGGTCAATGTCAGGCACCGGCATAATCGGCCGTCGCAGCCATTCATACACCGCCCGGGTGGCTGCGAAGACTTCCCGCTGTTCGTAGCGCTGCGCCGGCGACAGCCTGCCGGCCTCGCGTCGCGCGTGGCGCATCATCTGGGCGACGCGTCCGGCCGTAATGCCCAGCCTGTCTGCGATCGCACGGTAGGACATCCCGGCGGCATGGGCGCGCAGGATGCGCTGGCGTCTTTCCCATGCTTGCTGCTCGGCGAGGATGCCAGGCGGCAAATGCGCGTCATTCATGGGCATTCACCATCGGCACCGGATCGCAGCGCACGATCGGCGCTAACGCATGCGGATCCGACGCGGCGTTGTTCGCGACCATCCGTGCGGCCAGCGTTTCGCAGTCAGCCTGCGTCAGCAGCACCGCGCGCGCCAGTTCTGTCTGCGGTCCGATCAGCACCAGCGTCATCAGGTAGACGATCGCCGGCGCATCGCACATCAGTCGGCCGGCCGGGACGGCGACAGATCGAAGATGCGCAGCTCGCAGCGCACCGGCTTGCCGGCCTTGCCGGCATCGGCCGCGATCTTCCGCGCTAGCGATTCGAGCATCTGCGCAGTGCTTCGCTTCGACGAAATCAGCGGCATATGCCGTCGCCCTTCCCCGGGGAACGGCAGGTCCGCCGAGAGGATACCTTCGCCGCCGTCGTCGTGAATGGCGACCCAGGCGTAGAGGCGGGTGATCCGCTGATGCGGCGGCGGCGGGTCGTCGGCGCTATAGTTCATTGTCGGCGTCCCGTACCCGGTATGTCGTGATCAGCGGACCGGGCATCGCCAGCAGTTCCGCGGCAAGCTGGCTCTGATCCCCTGTCGCGCACAGGGCGGCGATGTAGGCGATGATCTCGGTGCCCTGATCGGTCTGTCCGACCCACGCGCGGACCGGGATGCCTTCGTCGGTCAGGAAGATATCCGCGGTCGGTTCAAGCGTAATGAGCATCGTCGCCCCCATGGACCGCATCGGTGACCAGCCGTGCCCAGTTGGCCCGGTCGATCGCGTAGGCGCCGTCGATGCGCGTCAGGTAGCCGAGGATCTGCATCCGTTGCGCATCGGCCAGGCGGTCGGGCGGGGGCCGGTAGCGGCCGCCCTTGATCGTCGCGCGCGCCCAGAGGCATTCGCGTAGGACGTCGTGTTCACCCCGGGTCAGTCCGATATCGCGGGCGATGATGCGCAGGGCACGGATGAAATCAGGCGGATCGACGATTGACACCTTAGTTATCCACAGAATAGTGGATATTACTATCACCGAACAACCGAACCTGGGCGTCGTGGGCGTCGGCCAGCAGCCGTTGCCAGCCGGCATCTTCGAGGATAAAGGCGAATCCGAGGCTGCGGACATCCTTCACGCGTGTCGCATCGGCCAGCGTCAGGTAACCACGATCGACCAGGTCGTCGGCGCGCGGCAGGTCGCGTCCGCTGACGACGAAGCAGCCGCCCGGGGCGTGTTCGCGGGCAAACAGGCCGTTGCGCAGGACCGCATGCGCGCGCGGCAGAAGGCCCAGCAGGACGGCCGCCAGTTCAAGCTGTTCGTGGCGGGATACCAGCGGCGACGCATCGTCGAGCAGGTCGAAATAGCGCTGATAGGGGCGCGGCGGCGTCGGGCTGGCCGTGGGCATATCCCGACTGAGGCGAAGGTTACGCAAATACATCGCGTCGCCAGCGTATAGGGTCGGACCGTCGGTCTGACAACGCTTGTCAGACTCGGGCATCAAGGCGCGCGCCCACCGTGGCGATCGTGGTCAGACAATCGACCATGATCAGCACGACCTGCCAGACCGTTCTTGCGTCGTCCTCGGCCAGCGGCTGCGCCGCGGTCATGGCATCGAGGGCGGCCTGACGCATCCGCGCGAAGCTCTGCACCGTCGCCCGGGTTCTGTCAGGTCCCGGCGGGCTACTGTGCCAATCGGCCAGGTGATCCAGTTCGCGCATCATGGCGACCGGGACCGATTCGGCGACGACCTCACCCATTCTCGCACTCCTTTGACCGGCCGTCGGGGACCAGCCCGGCGGCCTTTTTTTATGCGCTCACCCGAAAATGTCTGACTTTCGCCGCGCGCCGCGGAACCGGTGCGAGACGGGCAATCTTTGCCATTGTCGCAAGTAACTTGCCAAGCCCAGATCGCACGCGATAGCGTGAAGTCAGACAAAAAGTCGGCCCGATGATCACGCCGCAGCAGCAGATCGAATGCGTCCGTCGTGAGCTTCTTTACCGCCAGCGCGTCTATGCGCGGCTGGTCGCCCGCGGGCTGATGACGGCGGACGTCGCTGCCTACGAAATGGACGTGATGAACGCCGTCCTGCGAACGCTGTGCGACGTCAATGACCTACCCTGCGACCCGGTGCCCTGGGTCCCGCCCCGGCGTCGGACGCCGGTCCGACAAGCGACGCTAGCAGTTTGACATTTTGTCCTCCGGGAAGCGGCAGCCTACCTCCCATCCCCCCAACCGCACCCGGCCGGCGTCCCGGAGTCGGACAAAATGTCCTTTTTCCCCAAGGTTAGACACCCGATCATGACGGTTCGACAAAATGTTTGACATTTCAATGCAGTGAGTGATGATGTCGCACGCAACGACTATTTACGGGCACGAACAGCTTGTCGGCATCGTCAGACGATCGCGCAGCCAGCCGAAGCCCATCATCCTGGCTCTGTCGCCGGGCGAACGGCTGTTCCTGTTGCATCGACTGAAGGACCGGACTGCGACCGCCGATGCGATCGTGCACCATCCACCGCAGGGCGCGCACCTATCGCCCTGGACGCGTGATCAGGTGCTGGCGCGGCTTTCGACGATGATCGAGACCCTACGGGGCGGCAGGGACTTGATCGTCATCAATCTGCTCGATAAGCGACTTGTCATTGAGGCGATCGAGGGCAATTCGTATTTCTCCAACATGCATAGCACGGATCCGCGCTTGACCGCCGACGCCGTCCGCGCCGCGGATGCCTTACGCCGGCGAATCGCTTCGGCCATCGGCTGTCGCATTAAGAAGATCAAGCTGGGGGCTGGGCGCGTAAGGCTGTGAAGGGGAATTGCGATGGTAGGGGACACGAAGAAACGACAGTACGAAGACGGGCCGCATACTATTAAATTCCTACGGGCGGCCGATAAGGCGGCCATGTGGGACGCGGCACAGCGGGCGGACAAAACGGTGCAGGACTGGATTACCGAAGCGATCCGCGAAAAGATCCAGCGCGAACACACCACGTTCGAAGGCGAGGTGATGCCGCCTGCGTCCGAGACGATGCCGCCGACGGGGATGTATGTAATCGACGGCCCGCGTCGGCGGCCGACGCTCGATGAATATGCCGCCGCGCTGTCGCTTGCCGAGAAGATGGCACAATACCGGACCGGTAGTGCCAAAGGTCGCGTGAAGGGCCGCTACATCCGCGCCCTGGATCAGATCCTCGACCAAGCCCTGCCGGACCCGAAACCGCGGGCCAAGAAAAGGTCAGACACTCAGGTCTGACTTCATGTTAGACATTGGCGCCCCGTCCCGGGATCGCGCCGATGTCCGACCGAATCATCGCCCTGCTGCAATCTGAAATCACGCCGGTCCTACAGCGGCTCAGTGTCCTGGAAACGGCAGTTCGGATTCAGGAGAGGCACATGTCGCAGATCGATGACCAGCTAAACCAACTTGTCGCCGACGTCGCCAATATGCAGGACGTCGAGCAATCCGCCGTCGCCGCGCTGAACCGGGTCGGCGATCTGATCACGTCCGCCGTCAATTCGGCCTTAGCGCAGGGTGCGACGCCGCAGCAGCTTGACGAAATCCGCCAGCTTCACGCTTCGATCACGACCCAGGCCCAGGCCCTGGCGGCGGCCGTCGCCGCACAGCCTTCGGCCGGCGGGGCGACGGGTGCGACCGGGGCAACAGGGGCGACCGGCGATGCCGGGGCCACGGGCGCCACAGGGCCGACGGGTGCGACCGGCGATACCGGGGCAACAGGGGCGACGGGGGCAACCGGCGATACGACCGGCGGGGGCGCCGATACGACCGGCGGCGCACCGGCTCAGCCGTCGCCGGGCTGATCCCGCTTGCGCAGGCTGTGTTCGGCGACCCGCGCCAGCACAGCCGCTCGGGCGTCCGCTGGATCGATCTTCTGGGTCGGGAACAGCGGGCGCCCGACGAAGCCGCACCAGAGTTCGTACCAATCGAGACCGCCCGCGGCGTTCAGTTCTTCCAGCGTCTGCCCGAACACAGCTTCGAACTGCGCGCGGTATTCGGCAACCGCGGAAAACGCGATGACCCGGTAGGGCAGGCCGTCTCGCACCCGGAACCAGGCGGCTGAATCGTCAGTGATAGACACGCGTGCTGACCATCGCCGCGGCGCGGTCGGTCGCCCCGCAGGCGATTGCCTGGATGATCTCGGCGACAGACTTCGCCCGATCCGGCCCGCCGGTGCCGTCGACGACCATAGCCGCGACGATGATCGCCAGCGCGGTTTCGGCGGCGAATGCGGCTTCGTCCCAGGACATCCCGTCGCTGCGATGATGCATCAGGTCGATCGCCAGACCGACGCCGATCGCATAAGCCAAGGGGTCGGTGCTGACCTTCATGGCGTCGCGCAGGCCCGCACCGCCATCACCCGCAGCGTGCAGGTAAAGCGGGCCGCGGCGTCCGACCAAACGAGCGCCGGGCACGGGGCGCTTGCGTGCGGATAGGCAATGCGCGCAGCGGCGCAGGTGCCGACCGCACAGCAGAGGCCGCAACCGTTGCAGGGGCTGCCTTCCTCGGGTTTTGTGGGCGGCAGCCAGGGCGGACGGTCGGACATAGAGTCATACCTACGGCGGCTGATGTATGACTTGTCGCATAGGGCGATTCCCTTTTTCCACAGCGAAATGGGGTCAGCCGGTCAGCTTCGTCTTCCAGCGCGCCTGGCACTCGTTGCAGGCCCATTCGCCGGCTTCCTCCGGGATCGGCCAGCGGTTGTCGGTGTAGGACTGGCCGCAGAAATCACAGTTCTCTGGCAACCCGCCGCGCAGCGCCACCAGCAGGTCGAAGGCGGCGCGGTTGAAGTCGTCACTCACGACCCATCCCAAGATATCAGGCGCGACAGGTCGATCATCCCGGCCTCTTCGAGGGCGTGCACGGCAAGGGCGATCTGCATTGTGCGTTCGCTCATCACGTTGACGATGCGCACGCGGCCGCCGCGCAGCCGATCGACGATGCGCCGGCGCAGATCGTCGTGTTCAGCCTCGTTTTCTGGCCAGACGCGGTCGGGGTCCAGGGCCGGATCGCCATCGGTGTCGATCTCGATCAGGACCGCGATGACCTTGCCGCCGGCGGGAGGGCGCGGTCGGTCCACATGTTCCGTGTCGTCCTGGGTCTTATTCATGGGCTCCTCCGGTAATGGTGACCTCGGCGATACCGTCGTGCTCAAAACCGAGCCGCCGGGCGGCGGCCCGGGTTACGTCTATGACGCGACCGCGGACATAGGGTCCGCGGTCTGTGACAGTCAGACTGACACAGCGGCGATAGCGTATGGTGCAGACGCGGATCTGACTGCCAAGGCCGAAGGTGCGGGAGGCGGCGGTCATCGCGTCATTGCGAAACGGGCGGCCGTTCGCCATCGGCCGCCCTTCGAACCAGGATCCGTAGTATGACGCGATGCCGGTCTGCGTGACCTGATCCGCGGCCACGGTCTAGGCCGCGTTTGCCTGGGCGAATGCCTTGCTCACCCGCGCATGCACCGCCCGCCCGGCATCCGTCGGCGCGACCAGGATCATCCGCGCATCGCCGGAAAATTCCGACAACTTCAGCAGTCCCCGGGCCTGCAAGGCCCGGGTTAGCCGAGACACGCGCGATCTGGACAGGGCGAGGCCTTGGGCGATTTCGGCCTGCGAGACGGGTTCGGCCATCTCGCAGCAGAAGGCGATGACCTGCAAATCGCGCGTCGTCAGCCCATCGCCGACGCCTTCGCGGTCGAGCAGCGAGCGAAAGACGGACAACAGGTCCGACATTAGCCTTGTCCCTCGAAGCGCTGCGTGGCCGCGGCAAAGGCGGCGTCGGCGCGATCGAACAGCGCCGGGGTATCGCGCCGCAGCCGCAGCATGGTGCGGCGGACATCCGCATCGGACACGATCGCTTCGAAGCCCGCGCGATCGGCCGCGGCATCGACCCGGGCGATGATGTCATCGACCCAGGTTCCGTCGGCCGTCGGTTCGGCCGGGCGACCGCGGATGACATCGGCGATCCAGGCGGGCGGATCAGCAATTCCTTTGGCTTGGGCGGCATCAAGGACGACACGGGCAGCCGTCAGCCGGTGCGAGGGCGCGCAGGTTTCGATGCGCGGGCGCTGCGCGGCGGCCCAGGCAGCGAAGTGTTCGGCTGCGACATCCGCCGCCGCCGCCTTGAGTGCCCTGACGTAGCCGGGCCATGACATCTTTCCCCGATCGACCGGTGGCTCGACGATTGCGAAGTCTGGTGAGACATTTTGTCGAACATCCCCCCGTTCATCGATACTGGCAAGTACCGCCGCCGCCTCGCTGTCCCTTTGAGCATCGGCAATAGCATCAGCATTATGTTCGGCCAGCGCCGCGCGGCCCTGCGCATCAGCGGGATCAAACTCGATCACGTACGCCTGAGCCCATTCGCGCGCATCGGCATATTCGTCGCCGATGATGTCACCGGCCGCGTCGATCAGCGGATGCGGGAATGTTGCGGCCGCCGTCGGGGCCGGCGGCTGCACCGGGGGCTGCGCCGGGGGCTGCGTCTGGGCCGGGGGCTGCGCCGGTGCAACGGCGCCCATGCGCGCCCGCGCCCGATCGAACGCGACCTGGATCTCATAAGCCGCCTCGTCTGGTGCCGTCCGCCGCATTTCGCGCACCCGCGGCAGGTCTTCGAGCGCCTTCAGTGCCCGGGCCGACGGTGCGGACGTCGTCGCCTTGGTCAGCAGCTTCATGGCCTTCCAGGCGTTTTCCTCGGCCGCAAGCTGCTGGTCGATGCCGGTCAGCCAGGCCTGTCCCCAATCTTCCTCGGGCGGCCCGTCCGGCGGCGGCGGGGCGGCTTCCCAGCGGGCATGGGCAATCCCCATGTTGCCGTCATCATCCTCGTCCTGGGCGACGATATTGAACGCCGCGCAGAACAGGTTGCGCTTCAGGTAGGACGTCGTGCTGATCATCCCGTGCAGCGCGGTCTTATTGATCTTGCCGCCCGATCCGGTGTTGTCCGGCGGACCCGACAGCGGGCCGATTTCTTCGCGATGCCCGTCCTGATGGCTGACGACGCAGACCAGCGATATCCAACCCGGTTCCGGCGGCGGCACCGGCTGGAAGGACACACTGAAGCCGTGCTTGCTGATGATCGGCATGGCAACCGCGCAGATCGTCTCGTATCGCGCGTAACGGGATCGGGTCTGGGTGTTCGCCGCATCGCGGCGGATCGGCGGGATTTCCCGCTGCGCGGCCGCCATTGCCCGGCCGTAGGCAAGTTTCGCTTCATCGGCGAGGATTTCCCGCTGCATCCGCAGCAGGGCTTCGAATTTGCCGATATCGACCTGCGGGTCGCGTGCGGCGACGGACAGGAAATTCAGCAACGACGGCAATGTCGCCATCGCGCTGTGCGCCGGAACCGGCGGGGTAATTTCGTTCATCAGCCGCGGACCCCCATGACGACGTCGCATTCCCATCGGATCCCCGGGATCACCGCGAGCGGCCGCCCGGTCGCATCGCGCTCGCGCGCCGCCTCGCCGATTGCCGCGGGATTGGCCATCAGGAATTCACGCGGGATCAGGCTTTCGTCTTCGATCACCCAGCGCCAGGTGCGCCGGGCCGAGACGGCCGAGCCATAATCACCGCGGACCCGCGTCATGTCGGCAACCGAGGCCTGCGCGGCCGCCGTCGCCTGTGCCGCCTTCGTCGCCGCTGTTTCGGCGAGGTCCATAGCGGTGCCGGCCCGCTTGCCGGCGGCGATCTTTTCCGCCGCCTGCGCGGCCAGCCGATCGGCCTCGGCCTGCGCCGCGGCCGCGGCCGCGCGCCGTTCGGCTTCGGCCTTGTCCAGCTTGCGGCGGGCATAGTCATTCATCCGCGCCTGCACCGGGCGGATCGCATCCGCGAGCGGTTCGACGAAAACCTTGAACCAGCTATCGACGGTGCGGCCGCCGGCGAGGAACGGCTCCTTCGCCCGCTTCCGACGTTCCTCGACCGCGGTGTTCAGCTTCTTCGCGAGCGCGATATTTTCGCTGACCTCGCCGAGCACCTCGTCATCGTCGATCTGCGGATAGGCGGCGGCCGATGCAGCCAGGGCGGCGATCAGATCGTCGCGCCGGGCGCGCATGCGTTCGGTATCGAATTCCAGATATTCCCGGATCTGCGCATCCGATAGCGGCGCCGGCGGCTTAGGCCGGTTGGGGATTGTCATATCGTTCATGTGTTCGGTGTCCTGATTTTTGGTTGGATAGGCTTCAGCTTCGCGCGGTCGATCGGCGTGTAGGGATCGGCCGCGGGGTGCCCCGGATCATGCGCGCGCGCGTGCGCCGCCTGATCGATCAGGCGTTGATAGGTCGCCTGATCGATACGCTCGCCGTAATGCCAGATATCCGACACCATGCGGGCGTAGGCCGGGTTCCAGTTGGGATGATGAAGCTTGCCGTCGACCTCGGCCTGCCATAGCCCGTCTTCGGTCTTCCCGATGCGGGCGCCAACGGGCCAACCGCCTTTGACCAGCCGTAGCCGGAAGTATCCCGGTTCGGGCGGCCAGACGCGACGGGCCTGATCATCGGCAGAATTACGGAACGGCATGCGACAGCACCCGCTGTTCGTTGCACCGTCCGCATTATGTGCCCGCTACGCACAGATCGCAAGCGGTTCGTCGCGCGGATCTGCCCGCTATGCACACATTTCGCTGTGTTCAGCGATCCGCTAGGACGGCCGGCAAGTGCTTGCGCACATACTCGATCGGCGAGGCCGCGATGACTGACTGATCCGCCAGTAAACCGCCGTCATAGCCGACGAGTGTGCAGAGTCCGTTCGGCTGTACTGACAGCACGCGCAGCAGCACCGTGCCGTCGGCGATTTCGGCGACGCATTCGAGGCCGTGCAGGTCGCGCAGGCGGAAGCGGTCCGGCCTGACGCTGCGATGGAACACAATATCCCCGGCGCGGTAGGCGGGGCGTAAGCTGTCATCGGTGACCGCGGTCGCGACCAGATCGCCGGCGTCCTCGGGGGAAATGTTGAGTGCAACAGTATCAGGTGCTGTCAAGATAGCTGCGACTTTTCCGCCCTGGCCGATGCGTGAGACGATCGGGATTTGCGCATACGCGGTGACTTCGGCGCCATAAAGCAGGGTACCGGGTTTGAGATCAAGCATGCGCTCGTAATCGCGTGCTGCTTCCCACTGAAATTCGCGGGTGCCGTTTTCATGGTGTTGGTAGGTGGCGATTTTGATGCCGGCCGTTTGCGCAAAGGCGGCGGCGGATTTGTAGCCGGCGGCGATTCGGGCTTCGCGTAGCCGTTCGGCCGCGGTCATTTCGTCAGTCGCTAATTTGAGCATTATTTTCCGTGCCACGTTCGGTGTCTCTGTGCAGGCCGCACAGATCGATTGACATAGGCTGTGCGCTGCGTATTGATTTCTCGGCATGGGAGCCCGAGAGGATAAATGGCCGGCCGACGCAAGCTACCGACCGATCCTGGCGCGCTGGCCGTCGGTCTCAGCACTCGCGCACGACCTCGGGCTGCCGATCGACACCGTCTATAGCTGGCGCCGCCGCGATAGTTTGCCGCAAGGCAAATGGGGTGCGATCTGGGAAGCGGCGCGCGTGCGCGGCTACCGCGACGTAACCTATCGCCGTCTGCGTGCCATCGCCGCTGAACGTGCCCGTATTTCAGCCGACCTCTCCGACAATGACGGCGTGTTACCACAGCCCGAGTGTGTTCAAAGTGCACAGATTCGAGGGGTCCGGCAACCGAAAACCATAACGCGATCGGAAGCAGAGCCATGCCCCTAGATGCGTCAGTCACCGAGCCGGTCCTGTCGAACGACGCCGCCGCCGATTGGCTGCGTCAGTGGCGCACCGCGGACCGCGTATGCAAGGAGGCCCAAGCCGCGCGCAGCGCGATCAGCAAACGCGCGAAGGCCGACGGCGTCGACGTCAAGGCACTGAGTATCGTCGTCGGCTACACCAAGCTCGAACCCGATCAGGTGGCACAGCACCTGCGCGAGGTGGTCCGCTACGCCAACATCCTGCGGATCCCGGTCACCCAGGACGACCTGTTCGCCGGATGGTCGCCGGACGTGACCGAGAAGACACGCGCCGAGGACGATCTGTGGGACGCGCAGGATCGCGGCTACAAAGACGGCCGCCACGGCCGCCCGCTTGACGAATGCCCGTACCAGCCGGGGACTGAACTGCACGTCGCCTACCGCGAATTCTGGCATAAGGGGCAGGCGTCGATCGCGCGCGAATTGGGCGACGGTGTGACCCAGGCCAGCACCGCGCGCAAGCGGCCGTCGCGGGCGAAGCAGATGCGGATCCCGGGGACCGAGACGCAGGACCGGCCGCGCAAGCGGGGACGTCCGCGCAAAGACCGCAGCAACGGGGCCGACGCGCCATCGCCGATCCAGTAACCGGCCGTGGCAGCGCCGGGCGGCATCTTGGCCCTGGATCTGGCCGGCGACACCGGCTGGGCCTACGGCCACGTCCATGACCGGACGCCTGACTGCGGGGTGATCCGGCTGCCCCGGCCGGCCGAGTATGGCGAACGGGTCGCGGCGATTCAGAACGAGCTCGAGCGGCTGTGCGAGGATCTTCAGCCGCAGAAGGTCATCATCGAAGCGGCGCTGCCGCTGGCAGCCCTCGCCGGGCATACGACCTTCGACACCGTCCGCCAGCAGTTCGCCTTCAACGGTGCCGCCCACGCCGCCGCCTGGCGCGTCTATGCGGCGCGCGAGGAAATCTCGGCCGACGTCGTCCGCACCGAATTGCTCGGCCGCTGCCGGCTGACCAAGCGCGAGCAGGACGCTGGGCGGACGATGAAGGACCTGGTCACCGATTACTGCCGCCAGCGCGGCTGGAAGCCGCCGGACCATAACGCCGCCGACGCGCTGATGATCTGGGCCTGGCACGTCGGGCGGCTGCGCGGCACCCGCCCGGTGTCCGGGCCGCTGTTTCAGGAAAGGGCACTGCAATGAACGGACAGGTCGATATCCGCCCTGAGGTCGAAACCGTCTGGGTCCGGACCGACGACCTGTCGCGGCATGCGGAATCGCAGATCAGGGCGAAGGCTGATCCGCAGCTTGTCGCCGAATACGCCGAGGCGATGCTCGAAGGGGCGGAATTCCCGCCGGTCATCATCTTCCAGGATACCGACGGATACCGGCACCTTGCCGACGGTCATCATCGGGTCGATGCAGCGGCGCTGGCTGCACTGAAGGACACGCGTCGATCGGCCGAAGTGTTGGCCGAAATCCGCCCCGGCACACTGGATGATGCATTGCGGTACGCGATGCGGGCGAACGTGCAGCACGGCAAGCGGATGTCCGATGCGGACTATGCGCGCGCGATCGGGATCGCCCTCGACCGCGACATGATTCAGGCAACCAACGCGAAGGACGTGGTGCCCGAGCTTGTCGCGTTGATCGGATGCAGTATCCGCCGTGCGCAGGAATGTTCGGCGGACTACCGCAAGGCGCTGATTCTCAAGCGCGACCGACTCATCATCGAGATGCACGCGAAGGGGCGGACGCAGGAAGCGATCAGCGCAAAACTGGGCGTTGGACAAGCAACTGTCGTCCGCGTTCTAGAGCGAATTATTCAAAAGCGCGACGACGCGGAAACGAATGATCTACCGCAACGGACCTTGCCGCCAAGTCCCTTCCCTGAAGACGACGAGGCTGGCGAAGCAACAGCGGATGCAAAGGCTGCGGAAGCTGACCAGGAAGAGACCGTTGACGAAGCCGATCAGCAGGAAACCGCTGACGATACCGACGAAGAAACCGTCGCCGCGGCGCCGGCCGCAGCGTCCTACAAGATCGACGTCTCGCCCTACCTGCCGCTGCTGGCGCCGCTGGCCCCGATCGACGAAGGCGGCGACGATCTAGAAAGCGGCGACGTCGCCGCCCTGCCCGACATCAGCCCGGCTGACGCGGTCAAGGAATCCAAATCCGCGGTCCGCGCGCTTGGAAGGGTCGAGCGCGAGATCGACAAGATGTTCAAGGCGCTCGACGGCAAGCTGGACGACCTGACCGAACCTTACACGGAAGGCAGCGCCGCAGCGGCGATCGAAGCGATCGACCGGGCCTTCGACTACCTCGGCGCCCTGCGCAGCTACATCGAAGAGGGGGCCGCCGATGCAAACCCTGCTTAGGCCGTATCGCGAAATCCTGCGGCCACTTCTCGGCGGTGCGACGACCGTCACCGACACCTTCCGTCACAACGCTATCAAGGCGACGCTCGACGTCCTGGGGATAGACAAGAAAGTCGATGGCGAAGACAGCCTTCGGTACATCGTCGGCCAAAGCGCCGCCCGGCTGCTGGTCAACCAGCAGGCGCCGATGTGCCTGCCGCGGATTAAAAAGGATGGGCTTCCGCAAAGCCAATTGACGCTGCTGAACGAAACCTTCGAGTTCGGCGGCGAGCAGGTCCGCCTGGGCTTCCTGACGCCGAATCAGGCCGAACAGGCGGCGCTTGAGACGCTGATCGGGCAGCGCAATGCGCTGAATAGCCGCATTAAGGAAATCCGCACTCTGATCCGGCGCTGCCGCCGCCGAGACATCCCGATCATCGACCAGCTTTAAGGGCCGCGACATGACCGCCCGGGACGCTGTCTACATGATCGATCGGGGGCGAGTGAGCAGTCGCCGTCGCATTGAGGAATGCCGCAATCTCGGTTTGGCAGGTTACGACGACGGTCCACCGGACGCGCTGCTGGACGCGGTTATGATCGCGATGTTTACCGGGCTCTCAAGCGGCAGTTGGGTCTGTGTGGCCGAAGCCTACGTCATGGCCGCCAACCTGTATCGGATGATGACAGGCCGGGAGTCTGACTTCGACAGGCACGTCCAAGAGGGAGGGCCGGACCAGGAATGGTAGGTCTAACCGCCCCGCACCCGCGCCCGCTTCTCGGCAAGCTTCCGCCGCGCGACCTCGCGGCCCGCCTCGTCCATCGGCTGTGCCGGCGTGCCGTCGAGATTGTAGCGCACGTCACCGGCGATCAGCGCTTCGAGGTAGCTTTCCATCCCGACCCAGTGGTTCATGAAGGTGCTGACGCTGTTGTTCGACAGCCAGAACCGCTGGCGGATGACGTTGTGGATGCCGATCGCCAGCGGCTTCGGCCGGTGGATGTTGAAGAGATCCGGATAGAGCCGGGGCAGCCGGTCGCGGCAGAACCGGACGCCGGCCTTGTAGCGGCGGCTGGCCGCCTCGTTTTCCGCGGCATTGGCCGCCTTCTGTGCGGCGACCTCGGGATCGATCTGCTTGGGTTTCGGCGCCGGCGCGGGCTTCGCCGCGGCGGGGGCCGGCGGCGTGGGCTTGGCTGCTTGCGGCTTCGGCTGCTTCGCCGCCGGCGGCGCAATCCGGGCCTTGATCCGATCGGCCTGTTCGGGGCGCAAGCGCAGCGTCGTGCTCATGCCGGGCATTTAGCAAGCCGCCCGGTAGATGCAAAGCCGGTCGGACGCAGTTCGACAAATTATCCGACAAGTTCGACAAAAAGTCTGACCTTTCAACGGATCAGACCAGGAAGGAAGCCAGCTATGCCGGTTCCATTGCGCGCTCGATTCGCCGCGTCGATTCGTAGAGCATTGTCTTTGCTGCAAATAAAACCCGCAGGCGAACACGTGAAGGGTCTGCAACCCGTTGCCTACGTCGCAAATCTGGGGCATGGTCCGTACAAGCAAACGCCCCGTGAGTCAGACGGGGCGGTGCTTAGTCAGACTTAGCAACAACTAGAGGCGCTGTACGGGCGCATCTAGGGGGCACATAGGCTCGCCCTCTATATCGCACGCCGCGCGCCTCGCTGCAATAGGCACTAGTGCGATGATTCCTAATAGTTTTGTGACGCTGGTTCTGTGCATTCCGGGCATGGGGGTGCAACGATGAACGCTGACGCGGCCGACGACGCTCCGGCCGGGGCGGCAAGCCTGATCGCAGGCTATGTCGCCGATTCGTATGAGGTACTTGCACAGATCGACATCGCCCAGCGCCGGCTTGCCGACATCAAAGACCGGCTGCCGGACGCGCTGCGGCCTGCTGCGGCAACGCTTACCGCGGAACAGCGGATCGCGCTGTTCGCCGAGTTCTACTGGCGGGCGACGGACCTAGCGAGCGAACCGGTGCTGCTCGGGCTCGGGTACACGTCGGTCGGCAGCGTCCTACCGGCGATCCCGCCAGGCCGGACCGGTGTGCCATGCCTAGGCTGCGGTGCGGACCTAAAGGCCCGCAGTCGGTCCCATAGGGCAGAAATTTGCAAAGCAGCGAATGAAGAGACCGAGCAACGGGCGCGTAACCGTCATTGGCTCAACCGCGCCCTTTACTGCGACCGCTGCTATGACCGCGCCAACAAAGCGCGCGACCGGGCCTGGGATCAAGAACAGGTCGAGCGGCAGCGGGCGTGGCAGCAGCGGCAGCGAGCCCTTCGCGCGATGCCGTTTGCTGAGTACCTGCGAACACCGGAATGGCGCGAAACGCGATCGGACGCCTTAGAGCGGGCGGGCTTCCGCTGTCAGCTATGCGCCGAAAAAGACCGATCGACGCTTGATGTCTATCACAACAGCTACGCCAGGATCGGTAACGAGGCGCCGGCCGACCTGATCGTGCTTTGCCGGCCGTGCTACGCGACAAACGGCCATGTTTTGCCGACGCCATCCGATCAGCAGGAGGCCCGGTCATGAGCCTCTTTGCTGTCATGAATGCCCTGATGACGAAGGGCCTGACCCCGAACGAAAGCCGGGTCTACGCCTACCTTGTCGGCCGCGGCAACGGTGTCCGGATGTGCTGGGCTGAAGTGCCCGATATCGCCGCAGACCTCGACATGACGCCTCGCACCGTCATGGCTTGCACCAAGGCGCTTGCAGCGAAGGACAAGCAGCTAATCACTGTGACCCGGCGGTACAAGGACAGCAACAACTACGCCGTCGTGGACCGCGACGGGCTTTACGACCGGCCGACTTACGCGAACGCCAAGCGCGCAGCCCAGGCGTCCGGCATCGATTGGGGTGCCGACCCGGAACAGACCGAGTCCGCTGACCTGAAAAAAACAGCAGATATGGCGCCCGATCCTGACCTGAAAAAAACAGCAGATGTGTCGCTCTCACCTGAAAAAGACGACATTCTGACCTGCAAAAGTACGCATTCTGACCTGAAAAAAACCGCACAAGAGTCAATAGACCAAGACTCTACCAAGGAAGATACCAAACACACACAGCGCGCGCGCGCGACGGCAAGCCCGTTTGCCGTCGCCGATCCGCCGGGGTGGGAAGCGTTCAAGGCGGCTTACCCGCCGCACGACGGTAGCTGGCACGTCGCCCGGCTAGCCTACTGTCAGGCGCTCGCCGAAGGCGTTGACCCCGAGGTCATCGTCGCCGCCGCAAAGGCGTTCCCGTTCCGGCGCGACGCCGGCACCCGGTTCGTCATCCATCCCGCGACGTGGCTGCGCGAACGCCGATGGGAAACCGAGATCCCCGAACCCGAGCCGGAAGAGTCGCTGGCTGACCTGATCGCGGCGTCACAGGCCGAACGCGCCGCCCAGCAGAAGGTCGCGTGACATGGCACTGACCCCACACCAGAAGCTCGCCCGGGCATGGCTGTCCGGGCTTGCCAATCTGTATCCCACGCCACCCGACATCGAGACGAAAATTCAGGCAATGACGCCGCTGCTGGCGGCAGCCTTTCCCGACGCGCTAGCCTTCACCGACGAGAGCAAGGCGGCGATGGCGGCGTTGATGCACAGCTTCCCGAGCTTCGGCAGGCTAAACGACTTCCTGAACGCCTGGTGGGCGGACCACCAGCCGAAGACGCCGGAAGGCAAGCCCGACGATCTCGATGCCGCGGACATGTCGGCCGAGGACAAGATGGGCGTCCGCATCTGGCTCGGGCACCAGCGCATCGGCGACCTGCCGTCGGCGGAACTGATCACGCGGCTGGCGGTCATCCGCCGCTATCACGCCGCCGGCTATCGCTGGCTGATCGCCCATGACACCGCCGCCGCCGACATCGCCCGCCAGCGCGGCTGGCACGATGCGGCGCCGCGTCCGGCTGACGATGCGGAAAAGGAAGCCGTTGCGCGGATGCTGCACGGCGATCGGCGAGGCACGACGGATGCGACCGGCAAGCCGATCCCGTCCGGTGCGCCGAAGCAACCCGACCCGGTGCATCAGGCGGCCGCCGGCGTCGTCGCCGATCAGGTCCGACAGCGCACCGGCCGAACGCCGGGGCAGGTCGCCCCGGACATCCTCGAAGCGGCCCGTGCGGCGAACGCGAACATCGCCGCGGCCCGGGAATACCAGGAGAAGCAGCGCGCCGCCGCGGCCGCATCGAACGTCACACCGTTCCGACGCAGCCGGATCGATTGGGACGCCGAGCCGCCGGCGGCGGCGACCGGATGACTCGGTCGCCGTCCGAGGCGGAACTGGCCGCGACCTGGCACGCGCGCCGCTGTGCGGTCTGCGGCGCCGAGGTGATCGCGGTCATCCTGCCCTGCGACGGCGTCGACGAAATCAATCTCTGCGCGGCGCATTTCGTCGCCCGGCTGCCGCAGCAGCGCCGGGTGACGGATCGCCACCACCGGAAGCGACGGACGTCGTGATGATGCGGCGCGGCCCGGAAGGAAAACTCGGACAGTTTCGTCACGCTTTGTCCGAGTCAGGTTGAAACGATATCGCCGTCTGAAAGCAGGAGAAGTCGCCGCCATGATCCGCCGAGTCCCCTGGGACGGACCGAACCCGGCACCGGGCGAATTCCTCGCCGGCAAAGGCCGGTCGTATTTCCGCATCCGATCGGTCGTGCCGCTGGTCCGGCCGTCGCCCGACGGCGCGCGTTTATCGCTCGATCTGCTGCGTCAGGGCGCGTCCGATCTGCCCGACGGTGCCGTCGTGCACCCGCTGTCGCGCTATGCCGCATCGGATCCGGCCGGGCCGCCGCGCATCCGTCAGATCACCGACGGGCCGGCTGGCGTCATGCGCGACCGCTGGCGCGATCCGTCCGACACAAGGCCCACAGCCGCCGCCAGGCCGCGGCTGGTAACCGGCTACCGGTCGTCATGTCCGCTGCGGCGGATGGCGGCCGCAAAGAAATCGCACATCACCGACATCCACATCGTCGCGGCCGACCATTTCCGCACGATGTATGACCTGGCCTATCTCGGCTACACGATGACCGCCGACGGGGTGAAAGTAGCCGCGGGCTACGGGCCGCGCCCGGGGCCGTCGCAGGCCGCGCACGCGCAGTCAGCGGCGCGGGGATCGGTGCAGCGCGCGCTCGCCCGCTTCGCGCCGCCGCAGACCGCGATGCTGACCGCGATCGTGCTGCAAAATTCCAGCCTCTATGCCTGGTGCGCCGAGGGTCGCCTGAACGCCTCGGTCGAAATGGGCAAGCTGATCGCGATCCTCGATATCCTGGCCGATCATTATGACCGTGAAGTGGATGCGCTGATGCAGACCGACGCGGCCCTGGTGCTCGAACGCGCCTAGCGCTATATGCGGCGCATCGACGTGGATCGGTGTCCACGTACAAACTTCAGCGGCCGACGGGAAGCACCCCATCGGCCGCTGCTCTTTTCATCTTGCCGTGCATAAAGCACAGCGCTATGAAATCATTAGTGTGGCGAGTTGCGCCTCGCTCTCTCAGAAAATATCCCGAATCCAGTTTCCGTCGGCCTGCCGGCGCAGCACGCTGACTGGCCCGCGCGCCTCGGTCCGCGCGCAGAACAGGTCGAACCGGCCGGACGCGCCGGATTCCGTGGTGCCGATGACGATGGTGCGCGATAGCGCCCGGCCGCAGTGATCGCAGTATGCGACCGGTGGGATGGATGTGCCGAGCATTTCGGCGGGTTCATCGTCGTGGTGCGAAATCAGCATGTGTCGGTGTCCTTTGGTTAAAAAAAGGGCGACCCGAAGGCCGCCCTTGCTCGATTAAGCCTCGACGAGATCCCGCCAGACTTTGCCCTCAATCAACCCGGCGACCCTCTTGTGCCGGTCGAATTTGGCTTGACCGCGGCCGCCCTTCACGGCGCTATCCGCATGCGATGCCCAGTTGGTCAGCACCGAATAAAGCGTCCATGCGTTCGGACCCGATTGCGCCGATCCGTCGTCGCGGGCGCGTAGCCAAGCGTGCACCAGGTGATCCGTCAGCGAGTCAGTCGCTTGCGGTAGAGCTTTGCAGACCTGCATGGCCTGTTGGTCGCTAATCGCGATCGTCGCCCATTCCTTCCAGCGCCGCGTCCGCTCGATGTGCTCTTCGGCGGCTTTAGTCAGGCCGGCGATAGCTGCCTTGACGTCAACGGCGCCGGTGTGCCGGGCAGAAAACTGCGCGTAATCCGTCCCGTGGATTGCCGTGTTTGCGCAGACGAACGTGTAGGCCCCGCACTGCCCCCGGAACCGAAGCGACCCATCATAGGAATTCATCATAATCAAAGCGAGGGCTACACTTACGCCCTTCTTAACTTCGATCTGATGGGCCGGAAGCAGGTACTGCCGGAAGCAGCGCGCACCGTTGTTGGCGTAGTCGGTGCCGATCCGCATGCCTTCCAGATCCAGCGTGCTGGACTCTAGCGCTTCCTCAAAGGCGCCGAAGGCTTCCTCGTTGGTGATCACCTTGTAGCTGTCGGTGGCGACATGCAGCGTATCGCCGGTGTCTTCGCGCACGATGCGCAGGTAGCCGGGCAGTTCGTGACCCTGTTCGTCGAACAGGCGCCGCGCCTTGACCGGGAAGAAGACCGGCTTGGCATGGTTCGCCGGGATGAAGCCGTACTTGTCCATCTGGTCGGCGTAGGAAGAAATCGCGTCTAACGGCATCGTCGGTGTCCTTTCTGGTTTTGCGTCCCGCGCAATTTATGCCCGGTGCGCACAGATTATGTCCATCGCGCACAGATAGCAAGAACGAAAATCCGGTTCGGTGAAAAAATCCGGCAATTTTTTCGGCCGGAAGAAGTCTGTCGCCGGCAGCCGCCAATAAAAAAACGGGGCACCGCGCCCCGCCTTTCTGATGATACTCTGAACCGAGACGCCTAGTCTGCGGCGGACCAGTACAGGATCAGCCCTACAGGTCGCGGATGCTGCGCGAAATCTCGAACAGAAGCGTCCGCATCGCGTCGAACCGTCGCGCGACAGCAGGCCGCTTCCGATCGAGTTGGTAGGCCGCGTCCTCGGCCGCGGTTAGGTGCTTGTGGATGTGCCTGATCTGCTTGCGTAGCTCATCGGCAACCGCGGGCGGATAGAACACCCGACGATACGCCTCTTCCCGCGTCGGCGGAATGATGGTGAGGTTCTTGCCGCTCATGTTGCGGCGTCCTGCTTGGTTAGGTGGTAGGTGCAAGGCCGCACTGACTTGTCGACCCGGTAGTCGTAGCCCCAGCGCGCGCCGATGCGCTGGCACTCCTGGATAGGCGCCGGGTTCTTCCAGCCCGTCGCATCGGCGATCTCCTTCGTCGTCGCACCCCCGTCGCGGGTGGTCAGGTCGATGAATATCTGATCCGAAGCGCCGGGTGCGGTCAGCCGCCCGCCGGTGCGCAGGCCGCCCGAACCGCCGCCGCCGGCCGGCGCGTCGATGGTGACCGTCTGGCCGCCTTCCGGTGCGTAGCTGACCGACACGCCTGTCCGCTTGGCGAGCAGCTTCGCGACGTCGTAGGCACCGATCGCCGTCAGCGGCAGGGCGAAGCTGTAGATCGCGGTCTTCTGGCCGTCGTCAGGCAACGGCAGCGCCGCCTGCGCCGGGGCCTCCGGGACCGCCGGCGCCGGGTCTTCGATCACCGCCTCGACCGCGTCCGCAAGCGCCGCATCGTCGCCGTTGGCAACCGCTTCGTCCTTCGCATTGCGGTGCGCATCGAAGATGCAAATCGCTTCGTCGCTGACCGGCTCAAGCCGCACGCCGCCGTCCGCTTCGGTGATCAGATCGCAGCCGATCGCCTCGCGCAGGTCGCCCTTGACGCCGCGCCGACGCAGGAATTCACGCGCGGACTTTTGCGAGAACCAGACCTTGTCGATCGTGTCGGCGGTCAGGATGCCGGGAAGATTCATCATGTTCGGTGTCCTTCATTGTTGCCGGGCGTATTCGCCTCGGTGACGGAACTATAGGCGAGTAATTCAGAATATAACGAATGCGTTTAGAGCGCTCGACGAGTGCTCAAAGAGCATAGGCGGGGAATGACCCAACTACAGATCGAATACAGGCCGGTAGAAGCCTTGATCCCGTATGCGCTGAACCCGAAAACGCATTCGGATGCGCAGATCGCCGCGATCGGCGAGTCGATGCGCGAATTCGGCTGGACGAACCCGGTGCTGATCGACGGCCGGGGCGGGATCATCGCCGGACACGGCCGCATCGCCGCGGCGAAGGCGCAGGGGATCAGCGACGTCCCCTGCATCGTCCTCGATCACCTGAATGACGCGCAGGTACGCGCCCTGGTCACGCTGGACAACTGGCTGACCGAACACGGCGCGTCCTGGAACCTGCCGCTGCTGCAAGGCGAGATTGCCGCGCTGTCGGACATGAAGTTCGACCTCGAACGCTTCGGCATGACAGCGCCGAACCTGACCGCCGCCTTCCCGGGTCTGTTCGCCGCCGGCACCGGTGCAGCACCGCTGGCGGAACGCACCGCCCCCGTCGGTAACCTGGCCGACCGCTTCGGCCTGCCGCCGTTTTCTGTCCTGTCCGCCCGCGACGGATGGTGGCAGGCACGCAAGCGGGCCTGGCTGCGCTTAGGCATCCGCTCCGAACTCGGCCGCGGCGTCGAAAACCCCGACGATCCGCAACTGACCTACAAAGGCCAGGCCAGCCTCAACGCGATCACCGGTCAGCGCAAAGCCGGGCTGCTATACGGCGAACAGAGCGCCGAATTCGATCATTACCGCCGGCGCGAAGGCACCCGCCCAGCGCTTGCCGAAGAAGGCGACGCCCGGCAGGTGATCGGGACATCGATCTTCGATCCGGTGCTCTGCGAATTGGCCTATCGCTGGTTCTGCCCGCCCGGCGGTGCCGTCCTCGACCCGTTTGCCGGCGGATCGGTCCGCGGTGTTGTCGCCGCCTGGCTCGGCCGGCAGTATGTCGGCGTCGATCTGTCCGGCCGGCAGATCGCGGCAAACAGAGAACAATGGGAGGCTATCCGCGAAGGCCGGCCGACAGCGAAGCCTGAACCCATCATCGAGGATCCTGCCGCGTTGACGCCGATCCAGGCCGTCGGCGACGTGCTGGTCAAACGCGATGACCTGTTCGAATTCGCCGGCGTACCCGGGGGCAAAGTCCGAACCTGTCTTGCCCTAGCCCGGGCCGCCCTTGCGGCAGGGCAAGGCGGGCTTGTCACCGCCGGGTCGCGGGCAAGCCCCCAGGTCAACATCGTCGCCCGCGTGGGCCGCGCCCTGGGCCTGCCGGTGCGGTGCCACACCCCGCAGGGCAAGCTGGCCCTTGAAGTCCAGGCCGCCCTCGAAGCAAGGGCAGAAGTCATCCAGCACAAAGCCGGGCACAACACCGTCATCGTCGCCCGCGCCCGCGAAGACGCCGCCGCCCGCGGCTGGGCGGAAATCCCCTTCGGCATGGAATGCCTCGAAGCGATCACCCAGACGCGGCGCCAGGTCGCGAACGTCCCGCCCGATGTCCGACGCATTGTCATCCCCGTCGGATCCGGCATGTCAGCCGCCGGCGTGCTCTGGGGCCTGATCGATCAGGGCCTGTCGATGCCGGTCATCGGCGTCGTCGTCGGCGCTGATCCCGCCGATCGGCTGGATCACCATGCGCCGCAGGACTGGCGCGACCGCATGACGCTGATCCCGTCCGGGTCGGACTATCACGAGCCGGCCGCGCAAACAGCGTTCGGACATCTCGACCTCGACCCCCACTACGAAGCGAAGTGCATCGATTTCCTTGAGCCCGGTGACCTGCTCTGGATCGTTGGCGTGCGCGCCACGTCCAGACTGGCGTCCCGGCCGGCGTCGACTTCAGTCGTGGCACCGTCGGCCGGGTCTGCCCTGCGCTGGCGCGTGGGCGCAAAGACGATGACCGCCCGCCATGACTGCACCCTGTCCGGCATCCAGACCCGCTGCGGCGGCGGTTGCTGCCGCGCCGGGCCGTCCCGCAGTTACTGGCCGGCGCGCGCCTACGGCGATGTCTGCGGCAACCTCGGCCCGTCCGGCTGCACCCTGTCCCCGGACGACAAGCCGGTGACCTGCCTGCTCTATCCGCTGGTGGCCCACGACGATAAGGGCTCGATCGTGCTGCATCATCGGACCCGGCTGCCGACGTCGGTCTGCCGCGGCAATTACGGCCAGGGGCCGATGCTGATCGATGCGATCGAAGGCAACCTGCGCACGCTGTTCGGCGATGCGCAATTCGAGCGGGTGCATGCCGAGGTCACCGCCGGGCGCGACAGCTATTTCGACGTCCCGCCCGATATCGCCGAAGCCGTCCGCCGCGAACACGGCTGGGCCGAGCATGCGATCAAGCCGGTGCCGCGGTCGCAGGCGGGGACGATACCAGAGTCCACACCGCCCGCGCGGCCCGATCCGGTCTGGATCGAAGGAGACTCACGTGCGATCGCCGATCTCCTGCCGGCGGATTTCGAAGCCGACTTCATCTGGACCTGCCCGCCCTACGCGGACCTCGAAGTCTACAGCGACCATCCGGCCGATCTGTCGGCAATGTCAGACCCGGACTTTACTGACGCCTATCGGCAGATCATCGCCGCAGCCTGCGCGCGGCTGAAGCCGGACCGGTTCGCCGCGATTACCGTGGGCGAAGTGCGCGATGATCGGGGCATGTGCCGCAACCTGCCCGGCCTGACGATCGAGGCGTTCGAAGCGGCCGGCCTGAAGCTCTACAACGACGCGATCCTGGTCACCGCCGTCGGCAGCCTGCCGATCCGTGTCGGCCGGCAATTCACCGCCGCCCGCAAGCTCGGACGGACCCATCAATCGGTGCTGGTGTTCATCAAGGGCGACCCGAAAGCGGCAACGGCCGCGTGCGGGGACGTCGAATTCGGGGACGCGCCCACATAGAAGATCGGCCGGGTATGACCCCGGCCGCCGTGCTGCCCCCCTGGGGCCTGTTCTATTAGGTGAGGTTTGAGAGTCCCCGCGCGGCCTCGCAGAGACGGACACTGGACGCCGCCGCGGCGCCGCGGCGCAACTCACGAAGCGGGGAAGTCAGACCAGAAGTCTGACGTCATCCCCGCCAGTTTAGCCAAACGACGAACCCGCCGAACAAGCCGGCGGCGAAGATCGGCCAGATGATCCAGGTCAGGACCTGATCCGCGGTCATTGAAGCCTCCCGAGCAGCGCGCGGGCAGCGGCGTGCACGCCGACCGCGATGATAATCCAGACCAGGCCGCTGACAAAGCGGCCGGCCCCTTCGATCTGTCCCGACGCCGCCGGGGCGATGAACCCGGCGACGGCAAAGGCGACAGCGACGTTGTTCAGACCCGTCGCGGCAAGCTTGATCCGTTCGTTGTGGATGTCCGGTGCCGGCATCAGGAAGCATCCGGCGGGCGCGGCCCGCCATGGACCTCGCCGCTGGTGTCGAAATGCCAGATGCGTTCGGATCCGTCCCAGCATTCCCAGGCAGTCCAGTTCGGGTCATGGAAAATGCCCGGGATCATCCGGCGCGCGGGGTTCTGCGCATCGGCTGTCGCCTGCCGCGTCTCGCCTGTCACCCGGTTGCGGAAGACGTACGTCGGCATCATCATCCCTCCCTCAGTGCGGCGATGAAGCGCTGCACGACCGCGACGTCATGTTCCATCAGGCTTGCCGTCGCGACGACATTGCCATCGGACAGCTTCCGCCGCCCGCCTAGTTCGATCACCTCTACAATCGCCTGTTGCAGCCGCATTGCGGCCCGCAAGGCGCCGATCGCCTGTTCCGATTTCATGTCCGCGCCCCCTTGACCAGACGCGCAACGATACTGACGTGTAGCCGGAATAGAAGACCGGCCAAGCTCTGCCATGGGCACATCATATCGGTGTCCTTTCGTCGGCGGTCACGGTGTGCATCCGGCCGCCGGTGTTGTTGGTGACCTCGAAGCTGTCGGGGTAGCTGGCGAAAATCGCCAGCGCGTCGCCGCCGGGCCGCGACGTGATCTGACCGGTGACTGCGAACAGCCCGTCGGCCGTCACATCGGGGAAGACCGCAAGTTCCAGCATCCAGCCGCTGCGATCGGTGCGCCGATCGCCCGTGTGGTCGATGAACAGCACGACGTCCCAGCCTGACCCGCCGGGATTGGCGGTCACGCGCACCTCGAACGGCGTCCCGCCGTCGCGCGGTTGAACAGTTGTTTGCACGGTCAGCACCTCCAGCGGCAGATGACGACGACGTCCGGCTGCGGCGGCTGCGCGGCGGCAACGGCAGCCAGTGCGATGATAGGCAGCAGCAGCAAACCGAGCGCGACATTCCCGGCGGTTTCGTTGTTTTTCTGCGTTTCTAGATTGGCTTCGGCCTGTCTTTGCGGCAGCCGGTCGCACGCGACCTTGTCGCCTTGCTGGCACCAGGCCTGATCCTGTTTGAGATTGTCGTGCGCATAGGACGCACAGCCGGACAGAAGCGTCAGCGCCATCAGCGCCGCGCGAATGCGGTATTTTACCATAGGTTCGGTGTCCTTTTTGGTGGTTACTAGATCGAGCGATCGTCAGTTGGCGTCCGCACCGGCGCCGGGCGGCTGAACGGCGGCGTTGGCGGCGCACTAGGGGCCGCAGATCCGGCAAACGGCTGTGTCGGCGGCGTAGCCGGGGCAACGGGCGGCTGTCGGCCGTAAGGCTGCGTCGCGAACTGCGTGCTATCGCGCATGCACGACAGCATGCGCAAAACCGCGACCTGCGACCCGCTCATCTTCGCGATCCAGGGCGTTTCGGTCCCGTCGGGGAAGCTGACAACCATACTGTTCGCCTGGGCAAGGCGCGTCAGAAACCGCTGCGGCGTGTCGATATCGAGTTCAACAAGCCCACCCCCGTTCGGATGCGCTGTTCCGATGCCCTCCCAGGGAACGTCCTGATCAAACTGCACCGTCATGTGCAGCCGTGTCCCGGCAGGAATGCGCCAGCTGTCTTTATGCAGGTGGATGACGAGGCTGTCGTCTTTCTTGAACCATTTGACGATGAAGACCTTGTCGGGACCGGTGACCTTGACGCCGCACATCCAGGTGCCGTCGTTGACCGTGCCGGCAATGGTTGTCCATGCGCCGTACTGACTGATGGTGCGCACCTCGGCCCGGGCAGCGGGGATAAGCAAGCCGGCCGCCGCGACCGCCGCTAGGATCATGGATTTCATCGGCCGCGCCGCGCGCTGCGCCGCCGTCGGATAGGCATCGCCGATGCAGATCGCACCGCCCCGGGGATGGATGCCGTAGATGATCGCGCGCCGGCCGTGGGCGCCGTGTTCGGCGTTCATCCGATCAGCGATCTGCTGCGCCTGGTCGCGGGTCGCGGCGTCTTCGCGGATCACCTCGTAAGGTGACTTACGAAACCAGACGGAAAAAGCGGTGCATTCCGCAATGCGCTGTCGCTCGTAAGTATCGGCGGGATGTTCATGAGATCTAGGCATCGATCGGTGTCCTTCGTTTCTGTGCGTTACGCACAGTTCATGTAAACGATCTGTGCGCTAGGAGCAATTACTCATCGATATGAAGTAAACCATGAGGACAGATTTAATTTTTTCGCACGCCATACAGGGCGGACCGGATTAAATGTCGGACGCCCCACGCGGACGCGGCCGCCCGCCGCATATCCCGACACCCGAACAGCGCCGGCTGGTGCAGGTGCTGCGCAGCAACGGCACCGCGCTGCGGGTCATCGCGCGCAACCTGTCCCTCGATGTGACGACGCTGCGCAAAGCCTACAAAGACGAATTGCGCGAAGGCCATGAATCCGTCGTCGCCGCCGTCGGCGCGGCGATCGTGCAGCAAGCGCTGAACGGCAATGTGCACGCGGCCAAGTACTGGCTGTCCACCCACGGCGGTCCGGAATGGAAAATCGTCGAGGGCCGTCAGATCGGCGGCATGCCCGGCGCTGATCCGATCCCGATCCAGCAATCAGGCGAATCGCGCGTCGTTATCGTGCTGCCGGATAACGGCCGCGACCGGGCGGCGATCGGCGATGCGCTCGGCTTAGGCGACACCGCCGAGGGCCGGACATTGAATGACTAGGGAAATCCGGCCGAACCCCGGACCGCAATCGGATTTTCTGGCAAATGCCGCGGACCTGACGATTTTCGGCGGCGCGGCCGGCGGTGGAAAAACCTGGGCGCTGCTCCTCGAACCGCTGCGCCACGTCACCACAAACCCTGCTTTCGCCGCGGTCTGCTTCCGCCGCACGACGGTGCAGATCAGAAATCCCGGCGGGCTGTGGGATCAGTCAATGCGGCTATATCCGCTGATCGGCGGCATCCCGGCCGGACAGCCGCTCGAATGGCGCTGGAAAAACGGCGGGAAAATCAAATTCGCGCACCTCGAACACGAAAATAACAAACTCGACTGGCACGGCAGCGAAATCCCGCTGCTGCTGTTCGACGAACTGACGCATTTTACCGCCACGCAGTTTTGGTATTTGTTGAGCCGCAATCGCTCGATGTCCGGCGTCGCCGGCTATGTCCGCGCATCCTGTAATGCCGACGCCGATAGCTGGGTCGCACAACTGATCGAATGGTGGATCGACCAGACGACGGGCCTGCCGATCCGCGAACGCTGCGGCGCGTTGCGCTGGTTTGTCCGCATATCCGACGAAATGATCTGGGCGGATGATCCGGACACGCTGCGCCGCGATTATCCGGGCTCGCTGCCGAAGTCGCTGACGTTTATTGCCGCGACCCTCGATGACAACCCCGCGCTAAATGCGGTCGATCCCGGCTACCGCGCGAACCTGATGGCGCTGCAACGCGTCGAGCGCGAACGGCTGCTCGGCGGCAATTGGCTGATCCGCGCGTCCGCCGGTAATTTCTTCCAGGCCGGCTGGTGCGAATTCATCGATGCGGCCCCCGCCGGGATGACCGAAGTGCGCGGATGGGATTTAGCAGGCACGCGCGACGACGGCACGAATGACCCCGACTGGACGACCGGCACACGCATGGGCCGCACCCCTGACGGCCGCTACGTCGTGCTCGATCATGTCTGGATGCGCGGCACCCCGGGGCAGGTCGAACGGCTGATCTACAACACAGCGACTCAGGACGGGAAGAAGGTCGCGATCAGTCTGCCGAAGGATCCCGGACAGGCCGGCGTCGCACAGGTCCTGGCGTTGACTAAGATGCTCGCCGGCTGGATCGTCAAATCGTCACCCGAGTCAGGCGATAAGGAAACGCGCTTTTCCCCGTTCAGCGCCCAGGCCGAGGCCGGCAATGTGCTGGTGCTGCGCGGGCCGTGGATCCAGCGCTGGATCAGGCAACTCGAAGGCTTTCCGGAGGCGCCGCATGATGACGATGCTGACAGCACCGCGCGCGCCTTCAACTTCCTTGCCGAGCGGCCGGCCGTGCGCCGCTTTTCCGATGCCGCCCTGCTGCGCGCGGCCCAGCGCCGCGACGGCGGCCCGGTTGTGAGCCGGCCGTTTTGATTTCCTGGGCAACGATCACCGCCGCGGCCAGCCTGCTGCTGGGGCGTACCGCGCCGCCCGCACCGGCCCCGGCCCCGGTGCCCGAGCCGCGCCGCATTCGCCACACAGCACCCGGCCCGTCGCGCCCGACCGTGACGCCCTGGCAGATCGCAGCACCCCCGCCCGGCGTCGTGCCCGAAGGGGCGGCGACGATGGCGCAGGACGATGCCCTGACCGGGCTGTATGCCTACGCGTCCGCGTCGAACGTCTGGGGCGAAGGGCTGCAATGGTTCGGCTATCCGTTCCTCGCCGAACTCGCGCAGCGTGCCGAATACCGGCAGATCAGCGAGACGCTTGCGAAGGAAATGACCCGCAAATGGATCACGATCCAGGCCACCGGGTCCGACGACGGCAAGGCCGATAAGGTCCGCGCGCTCGAGCTCGCCTTCAAGCGGCTGAAGGTCCAGCAGGCATTCCGCCGTGCCGCCGAATTGGACGGATTATTCGGCCGGGCACAAATCTATATCGACACCGGCTGCACGGATGATCCGGACGAACTGCGCACGCGGCTGACGCCGACGCCGGAAAAGATCAGCCGCGGCGGGCTGAAGGGCCTGCGCGTCGTCGAGCCGCTGTGGACCTATCCGACCGACTACAACAGCATCGACCCGCTGCGCCCGAATTACTTCGTCCCGCGCGCCTGGTTCGTGCAGGGCCGGCACATCGATGCGACACGGCTGCTGACCTTTGTCAGCCGCGAAATGCCCGACATGCTGAAGCCGGCCTATAGCTTCGGCGGCCTGTCGATGTCGCAACTCGCCTACCCGTATGTCGAAAATTGGCTCCGGACTCGGCAGTCCGTCAGCGACATGCTGCACACCTTCAGCGTCACCGGGCTGAAGACGAATATGCAGGTGATGACCGACGACGAGGTGTTTCAGAAGGCGCAGTTCTTCAACAATTTCCGCGACAACCGCGGCCTGATGATGATCGACAAAGAGGCCGACGACTTCTTCAACATCAGTGCACCGTTGGGTGGGCTCGATCACCTGCAAGCGCAGGCGCAAGAGCAGATGGCTTCGGTCGCGCGCATCCCGCTTGTCGTGCTGCTGGGCATCACGCCGTCGGGGCTGAACGCATCATCGGACGGCGAAATCCGCACCTTCTATGCGTGGATCGAGGCGCAGCAGGAAGCGCTGTTCGCCGACCATCTAAACACCGTCCTTAAATACGTGCAGCTATCCGAATTCGGCGAGGTCGATCCCGAGATCGGTTTCCGCTTCAACCCGTGCTGGACGCTGGACGAAGAAAAGCAGGCGACGGTGCGCAAGACGCAGGCCGACACCGCGGCCGTCTACATTCAAGCCGGGGTGTTGTCGCCGCACGAAGAGCGCGAACGGATCGCGCAGGACGAGGACAGCCCGTATGCCGCGCTGGATCTCGCCGATCGCGAAGACCCGACGCCGCCGGCTGATCCGGCCGCTGAGGGCGATCCACTGTCCGAACCTGACAACGACAATCAGCCGCCGCCGGGACGTCCGGACCTGCCCCACCCCGCCGGGGTAGGCCGTCCGGATGTGGGCCGGCCTGGTGGCCCCGGGCGGCCGGCTGCCAGCCGCCCGGTCGGCCCCGGACGCCCGGACGTGGCCCGCGGTGCGCAGGACATCAGCCTGTGGGATCTCGACTGGCTGCTCGACAAATACGCCCATGTCTTTGGACAGCGCCCGTCCTGGGACATCCCGCCGCACGCCTATCCGCAGGCGGCGCTGGCGCTGACGCAGGCGATCGCCACCGGCGAGCCGGTCGATGACGACGCCGAATTCGACGACGCCGAGGCCGGGGGATTTGGTGAGGACGCCGGCTTCGAGGAAGCCGACCACCCCCGTGACCAGGGCGGCAAGTTCACCTCAGGCGCCGGATCGGGCGGCGGTTCGACAAAAGGTCCGACCGAAAAGGCTAAAGGTCGAACTAGCATTCAGCGACGGCCGGCGTAGCCACCTTTAACAAGGGCACCGCACCGCCGGCCGAACTGAACGGTGTGCCCTTCAAGTCCTGGAAGCCCCCGCACAACGCGGCGGCGTGGAAGCTGCTCGCCCATGTCGGGCCGGCGTTCGACGAACCGCCGCTGCCGCCGGTGCCGAAGGGCATGAAGCAGGGCGCGGGCGTCATCGTCCGCGAGCCCGACGGCCGCATCTGGCTGATGCATCCGAAAAAGGGTTACGGCGGCTACAAGGCGACCTTCCCCAAGGGCACAGTCGAGTCCGACATCGGGCCGCGCGCAACCGCGATCAAAGAGGCCTACGAAGAAACCGGCCTGCATGTCCGCCTGACCGGCTACGCGGGCGATGTGAAGCGCACGACGTCGGTCGGCCGCTACTACTACGCCGAACGGGTCGGCGGCACGCCGGCCGATGCCGGCTGGGAAGCGTCCGGCGTCAGCCTGGCCGAACCGGACGCGCTGCATAAGCTGCTGAACGCCCCGCACGATAAGGCGCTGGCGTCCGCGGTGACCGGCGGGGCGCCCCTGCCGCCGGTAGAGTCCGCACCCGACAAAGCGCCGACAAAAACCGACGACGCGCCGACGAAAGCCGGCGGCGTTCCTGAAAAGGCCCCGGCAAATCCGACAAAGGCACAGGATGTTCCCGACATAAGCGCCTGGAAGAAGGTCGGCGCGCAACTCGGCTCGAACCCCGGCGGCACCTACACCGACCCGTCGGGCGCGAAGTGGTACGCGAAGCAGCAGAAGTCCGAACATCACGCGCGCAACGAGGCGCTCGCCTCGGCGCTGTATCAGGCCGCCGGTTCGCCCGTCGTCAACAGCAAGCTGGTCAAGTTCGGCGACACCTGGGGCACGGCGACGCCCTGGCTCGACGGCGAGAAGCACGACATCGGATCGAAGCCTTCGCAGGCGGATCGCGACGCCGCGGCGGAAGACTTCGCGACGCATGCCTGGCTGTCGAACCGCGACGCGGTCGGCCTCGATTATACGAACCAGGCGAAAATCGACGGCAAGATGCGCACGATGGACGTCGGCGGCGCGCTGGAATTCCGTGCGCAAGGCGGGAAGAAGCCCAGCTTCGGCGATACCGCGGACGAATGGGACAGCCTGCGCAACGCCGGGATCAACCCGCAGACGCATGCCGTCTACGGCGCGATGACGCCGGCACAACTGAAGGCCTCGGCCGCGAAGGTCGCAGCGGTCCCGGATCAGACAATCCGGACCCTGGTCGATCAGCATGGGCACGGCGACGCGGCGGCAAAGAAGGCGCTCGCCGAGAAGCTGATCGCGCGCAAGGCCGACATCGCGGCCCGGGCCGCCGCCCTGTCCGACAAATAGTCGAACCGCGGAAGGGGAAGGTATGACCGATGCCCTGTTCCCGCGGGCCGGCACCTGCCGCCGTGCGATCCCCCGCCTGATCCTGCCCCGCCCCGGGCTGATGGCGCGCGACGACTGGCAGGCGCACCTGCACCCGCGCGACGAGACGGGCAAGTTCACGTCCGGCCCCGGATCGCATGCAGAGTCGACGCCGAAGCATCCGGCCTGGATGGGCAAGACCGGCCAGGCGTTCTACGACGAAGTCGTCAACGGCCTCGGCTCGAAGCATCACGACGAAATTGCCCAGGCGCTGAAGGACAAGGCCGCGACGCTGAAGGCCGGCGACTATTCGTCCTATGCGAACAAGCTGCTGGCGCACGTCGAACAGGCGCACGGGCTGGAAAAGGGCAAGCTCGGCAAGGCAAAGCCGATGGGCAAGGCGGCCCCGCCGGCCGCGAAGGAACCGCCGGCACCGGCGCCCGAACCCGCGAAGGCACCCGACGTCGACGCCGAGTTCAAGTCGATGGTCGACGAAGCCCTGGCGACCGGAAGTCCGCAGCAGCACGCCGAATTCCTCGAAGGTCTGATCCCGCACACCGAAGGCGCGAAGAAGGCATACCTTGAGGGTCAGCTTGCTGATCTGAAGGGCAAGATCGCCGCCGGCACGGCGAAGGGCGAAGCGACCGAAGCGCCGCTATCGGCGGAAAAGGCCGCGCGCAAAGCCGAGATCGAAGCCGCCGAGGAACCGGCTGCACCGCCGCCGGAAATCGCAGCGCTGCCCGATCCGGCGACGAAGGTGCAGAAGAATATTCACGACCTGATGCAGTCCGACCTGCCGGTCGAGAGCATCAAGCAGAAGATCGCGAACATCGCCGAGGCGTCGCAGCACCCGCCGAACAAGGCGTATGCCGAACAGGCCCTGGCGCTGCTGGAACAACAGGCCGGCACAGCCGCGCCGTCGATGCAGGACGAAGCCTACGCCGAAGCGTCGAAGGCGCTCACGGAAAAGGGCAACATCGGCTTCTGGCTTGACCTGGCGAACAGCAACGGCGTCGATCCGGACGCCGCGGTCGGGATCAAGCAGGCGATCGCCGAATGGCAGGACGCCAATCCGCCCGACGACGATGAGCCCGCGTTCTTCGCGCCGGCGGAACCTGAAGCGCCCGAACCGGCGGCGCCGATGACGACCGAACAGGTCGACTCCCTCTATCCGGACGTGTCGGTCGACCTGAAAAGCGCATGGAATGAAGAGATCGCGAAGAACAAGAAAGGCGCGATCAAGGACCTTGAGAACGTCATCAAGCATTTTTCCGACAAAACGCCCGAGGCGGAAGTCTCGTGGATGAAGGACAAGGTCGCGGCGCTGAAGGGCGAAGGCACCGCGCCGGCCCCGCCGGCCGACACCGATCTTCCGAAGCCGGCGAACCCCGCGCAAGAAATCATGGCGTCGGCCCTGACAAAGACCGGCGTCTTTGCGGACGCATCGCCCGAGACCACCGAGGCGGCGTTCCAGCAGTGGCTCGCCAGCCCGCACATGGCGCCGGAAGACAAGGAATACGCGAAGAAGGTCATCGCGAAGATGGGCGCCGAGACCGGCGCCGCCCCGGCCGCCCCGGCGCCGATGACGTCAGAACAGGTCGACGCCGCGCATCCGGATGTCACGGAAACCCTGAAGAAGAACTGGAATCAGTCGATCGCGCAGGATCCGGCAGGGTCGGCGGCAACCTTGCAGAAATACCTAGAGGTCGGCGCCGGTCTGAGCCCGACGCTCAAAGCCTGGATGAAGGACAAGGTGGCAGCCCTGAACGCCGCCGGTCACGGCACTGCTGCCCCGGCCGAACCCCCGGCGCCACCGCCCGAGCCGCCGGTCAGCCTGCCCGCGCCGCACCCGTCGTCGAAGGGCCAGACCCTGGTGCACGGCATTGCATCCGGCGAAGGCAGCAAGGCCGACAAGATCGCCAAGATCAAGCAGGCGGTCGCCGACGACCCGCACCACTTCCCGGCCGGCGGCTACGCGAAGAAGTACGCCGATCAGCTTATCGCGGCCCTGGGCGGCGACCAGACGGCGCAGCAGGCGGCGCCCAAGCCGGCCGCAGCCGCGGCACCGGCCGCGCCCGCAGCAAAGCCCGCAGCGGCCGACCCGGCGCTGCACACGGCCCCGGCCGGTTCGGCGACGCACGAGGACGATCACGCCGCGCCGATCCCGGCGTATTTCGTCAACCAGGGCATGAAGGCGAAAAGCCGGGTCAGCGCGCACGACACGCTGAAGCGCATCCAGAACATCAAGGCGGTTGCCGCGAACGCAAAGACGGTCACGTCGATCACCACGGCGGCGGCGAAGAAGCTCTGCCCGACGGCGACATCGGCCTGGTGGAAGACAAACGCCGATGCCTCGGTGATCAGCGCAATCCAAAGCTACTCGGGTAGCGGCTACGGCACCATGAACGCGGTGCTGCGCGGCGACAGCAACGACCCGGCTGCGCTGGCGAAGATCAACCATATCGACGATATGTTCGAGCACGACGAGGCCGCCGTGACCGACGACGTGATCGTGCACCGCGGGGAAAATCTGACGGACGACACCGTCATTGCCAAATGGGAAGCGGCGCTGAAGGCCGGCAAGCCGGTGCGCGAGATCAAGCACGGCTTCACGTCCGCATCCCTTGCCGATCACGCGGCCTTTTCCCACCACAACGTCCAGTATCAGATCACCGTCCGCAAAGGGTCGCGGATGCTGGGCATCGGCGTCAAAGGCGTCTCGGGTTACGGCTCGGACGAAAACGAAGTGCTGCTGCGCCACGGCCAGACGTTCGAAATCTACGACATCACACGAGCGAGCAACGGCCGCGTGTTCGTCAAGATGGCCGTCACAACTTAGGCTAGCTCCGATACCCGCGATTGCTATACAATCGCAACGGAAGGATTAGGACATGGCAAGGCAGCCCGACCCGGCTGACGATCGACAGGACAGCCCCGGCGTCTTCATCGTCGGCGACGAAGTCATCTACGACGGTGAAGCCGACAAGCTCGGCCTGCCGAGCAAGGTAGGGCAGAAAATCCCCCTGCCGGAAGGTTGGGATGACAGCCGGACCGACGACACCGGCGATGGCCGGGCCTGACTTCAGCCTCTGGCCGCTGGCCGTCATCCTGATCATCGCCGCAGCAGGTGGCGGCCTCGTTTTCCTGATCGCCCTGCGCGCCGGTGCAATGTGAAGCCGATGACATTCCGCGGGCTGTTCGCACGGTTCGCGCAGGCGACCGCCGTCGCATCGGGGCATCCGGTCACCTTCGGCCTTGCCGTCATCGTCGTCGTCGTCTGGGGCGCGACCGGGCCGATGTTCGGCTACAGCGATGGCTGGCAACTGGTGATCAACACCGGCACGACCGTGGTCACCTTCCTGATGGTGTTCCTGCTACAAGCCACACAGACCCGCGACACGGCCGCGATCCAACTGAAGCTCGACGAACTGATCCGCGCGATCGACGGGGCGCGCAACAACCTGATCGCGATCGAAAAGCGCACCGACGATCTGGCCGAACCGATCCTGCCGCCCAGCGCGTTGCCGCGTACGAATATGAAAATCCCGCCGCCACGTCCGTCGCCACCGCATCAAGGCACCAGCGCCGCGCCGCCGCTGCACGTCTACAATCAGTCCACCAGCATCCAGCCGCCGCGGCAGCCCTAGCGCTCCCAGGACGCCCGGCCGGTCGTCAGATATTCCAGGTCGATGCCGGTGCACGCGCTGATCGCGGCCAGGACCTGCGGCGGGGCCAGCACACAGCCGGCTTCGTAGGCATCGTAGACTGCCGGATCGACGTCGAGCATCGCGGCATATTCGGCCGCCGTCAGGTCGGTCTGCCCGGTGACCATGATGAAGGCCAGCCGCACCGCGCTTAGCCGATCAGCGAGTTCGTCCTGTTGGGCGTTCAATCCCGATCCCCTTCTGTGATGCACAGCTAGGCACACGTCCGACAAATTGTCGAACCTAACGGCGCTGTTGTAGGACCCCGACATGCTTGAGTCGCCGACCGGCAAGCCGGTAACCCTCGGCGCGGCGCATCCGAACGCCGGCCTCGAAGTGCAGTACCGCCGCAAGCTGGTCCGCCTGGTCGATGAGATGAACCGGTCGATCCTCTACTGGATCCGCGTCTACTACCGCCGCGACCCGCCCGAAATCGCCCAGGACAGCCCGGCGGGCACGCTGATCAAGGCCATCCGCGGCCTCGGCCGGCGCTGGACCCGGCGCTTCAACGACACAGCCGACGAGCTTGCCGCCTATTTCGGCACCGCGATCCGCAACCGGTCCGAGGCGGCGTTGCAGGACATCCTGCGCCGGGGCGGCTTTTCCGTCCGCTTCCGCCCGTCGGCCGCCGTCCGCGACGTCCTCGATGCGATCGTCGCCGAGAATGTCAGCCTGATCCGGTCGATCCCGGCGCAGCATTTCACCCAGATCGAGGGGATGGTGATGCGCTCGGTCCAGGCCGGGCGGGACCTGAAGCAACTGACCGACGATCTACAGGATACCTTCGGCGTCACCCGCCGCCGGGCGATCGCGATCGCGCGAGATCAGAACAACAAGGCGACGGCGATGATCACCCGCGCCCGACAGATGGAAATCGGCGTCACCAAGGCGATCTGGCTGCACAGCCACGGCGGCAATCCGCGGCCCGAGCATCTGTCCTGGTCGGGGCAGGAATACGACGTCGCGAAGGGCATGTGGTCGAAGGTCGATCAGGCCTGGGTCTGGCCGGGGACCGCCATCAACTGCCGCTGCGTCAGCAAGTCGATCGTGCCGGGTTATTCAGCCTAGCGACCATCCTGACGGCGGGAGGCGTTCATGCCGGTGCCAGCAACGGAACCCGTAATCCGGGCGGCGCTCGCCGAGATGCGCGGGCAATGCTGCGTCAACGACGCGCAGCGTGCGCTATGGGACTGGCTCGCCGACGTATCGCTCGCCTGGATGATCGACAGCGCGGAAGACGAACGACAGCAGGCTGAGATGTCCGTGCGCCGCTGGCTCGCCGACGATATGGCCTACCGCCTGTCCTATCAGCTTCCGGATCTGGCCCGCGACCTGACCGGCACCCCGGGGCACGCCGCGGCCGTCGCCGCCCTTGCTGAAGCCGACGACATCGTCGGACGGCTGCTGCTGATCATGACCGAGGACGATCACCGGCACTGACGGCGGTCGCAGCAGCAAACAATTCCCCGCCCGGGTCGGCGGTGAATTGCTGCGCCATCAACCGCAAGCCGTGCGCGTGCGCATTGTTGTCATTAATCCAGGCCGTCAGCCGCTCGATCTCGCGCCTATCCGTTGCCTCTGACCGGGACCGCTCGACTGACGCGGTCTGCAAGTCATAGCGCCGCGCTGCTGCCTCAAGGCCGGCGCGCACCCCCGCAATGAAGTCCGGTGACATCGGTACCTGCCCGTCAGTTCGGCATCCCGCGCTTGAGGAAGCGATCCCGGAACGACGACGGCGTATCCGGTCGGCTGATCCACATCATGATCGCCCCGGCGGTAATCACGACGTCATCAACCGCAACCTCCCTCGGTTTCCTGCCGACGACCGCCGCCGCGGACAGCAGTCGCCCGCTTTGCAACTCGGGCAGGATCTCATGCCAGCCGTACCCGAACTGATTCAGAAAGTCCGGTAGCCGCCAAAAGACGCTGTTGGGGTCCTCAGTTAAGCGCCGCGCTGCCTCGGCTGGGGCCAGTCGCTTAGGGCCGCGCCGATCCGCGCGCCGATCCTTTTTCATATCCGTGCTCCTGGGGGTGAAATGCCCATCCGATCGTGCACCTTGCCCGACGGCGGCAAGGGCTACAAATGGGGCGATTCCGGAAAATGCTACCGGAATCGTAAAGACGCCGAACGCCAGGCCTCTGCCGCCTATGCGAACGGCTACGCCGGCGACGAAGCGCTGATCCCGCCCGGCATGCGGGCGGTGATGCCGCAGGACCTGATCGTCATGGATCGGCGCCCGTCCGCGCGCCTGATCACCGCCGACGGTCACCTGCGCGTCGCCGGATCGGCTGTCAGCAAGTCGAACGTATGCCCCTACCTCGGCGCCGAAATACCCGGCTGGCAGCAGTTGGGGCTCGATGCCGGGCGCATCTACCGCCTGTATCGCGACCCGAAGGCGCTAGCCGCCGCGGCCGACAGCCTGAACGGCAAGCCGCTCTTGGTCGTGCACCGCCCGCTGACCGCGCAGGATCACGATCACCGTGTCGTCGTCGGCGCCCTCGATAATGCGCACTGGCAGGCCCCCTATCTGCGCGCCGACCTGACCGTCTGGACGCAGGATGCGATCGATCTGATCGAAAGCGGCGAGCAGCGACAACTGTCGTGCGCCTATCGCTACACGCCGGTCATGCGTCACGGCGTGACCGCCGACGGCGAGCCCTACGACGGCTACATGGCCGACATCCACTTCAACCATTGCGCGCTTGTTTCGACCGGCCGGGCCGGGGCGGACGTGATGGTCGGAGACTCCCTCACAAAAGGACTGCTGAGAATGGCAACAGGACAGGCGTCCGCCCGGCTATCGCGCAAAGCGGTAATGGTTGCCGGTGCGGTGCAGGCTTACATCCACCCGAAGCTAGCGACCGATCAGAAGCCGGATCTGCGTCGCGCGCTGCTCGGCACGACAGCGGCGAATTACACCGCGCGCAAGCCGGTGCTGGCGGCGCGGCTGCACCGCGCGCTGTCCGGCAAGCTGGCGAAGGACGCCAGCCTGGCCGAGATCGTCGCCCTGCTCGATCGTCTCGAAGGTGACGATACCGCCGTCGGGACGCAGCCCGATCCTGATCCCGACGACGACGGTGACGTCGACGTCGATCTTGATGCCGATGACGACGACGGCGCGCGCACCGATCCGCCGCCCGATGATGACGCATCCGACGTCACCCCGGCCGGATCGGACATCCCGCCCGAGGTCGCCGAAGCGGCGGCCGAAAATATCGACCCTGACATCGAAAATCCCGACGCGGGCGACATGCCCCCGCCGGAAGAAGTGCCGGACAGCGACGACGTTACTGCGCCGCCGCCTGATGCCGGACCGGCTGGGGAAGTCACCGACAAAGTCCTGACTTTCCTGAATGACCTGATCCGCCCGGAGGACCTGGCAATCGTGACACATCTTCTGAAGCCGAACGGCTCCGGGTCTGACCCCGAGCCGAAGTCCAAGCTGACCGTCGACAAGCCTGCGTTCGTGACGAAACAGGCGATGGACGCCGCGATTAAGGCGGCGACGAAAGCCACTGAGCAGGCAACGATCGCCCGGCTGCGGGCGGTATCGGATGCAAGGGCTTTCATTCGCCCCTGGGTGGGCGAACTGAACATCGCCCAGGACAGCGCCGAGGGCGTGCTGCGCGCCGCCCTCGAACACCTCGGTGTCGACGTCAAAGACGTCCATCCGTCGGCCTACAAGGCAATCCTGTCGGCGCAGCCCCGCCCCGGCGAACGGCAGCGCGGCGCCCCGCGCGCGCTCGCGCATGCCGCCGACGCAAAGCCGCTGTCGTTCGAGGAACGATTCCCGCACGCGAACCGGCTACGGGCCGGCTGAAAGGGGCGCAGACATGACCTTTCAAACCGCAATCAACGTCCAGCAGGCCCCTGCCGTCGCCGGCGACTTCGCATCCGCGAACCCGCGCAACAGCATGATCAGCCGCCCCGGCGGCTTCGTCGCCGGCACCAACGGCGTCACTGTCGGTCTGTTCGTCTGGCAGGACACCAGCACCGGCACGATCCTGGCAAACACCGGCACCGGTGCGCCGAACGGCTTCATGCATCGCGAAATGAACGCGACGAACTACACCTATCTGTCGAACGGCACGATGCTGATCCCGGCCAATCAGGGCATCGGCGGCATGTTCGATGCCGGTGACTTCTGGTGCAAGAACGCCGGCGCCGGATCGGTGACCGTCGGGCAGAAGGCGTTCGCCAACAACACCAACGGCACGATCAGTTTCGCCAACACCGGCGCGACGGTTTCCGGTTCGACCGAAACGAAATGGTACGCGCGGTCCGCCGGCGCCACGGGCGAACTGATCATCATCTCTACCACCTCGCCGACCTGAAGCCGGGAGCATCAGCAATGTATCGTAGTAGCGTTTTCGAGGCTGATGCCGCGCGGCTGGAAGCCGAGTGGGGCATCGTCATGCCGTTCGCGCAGGACTGGCTACCGCGCGAATTCCGCAACAACTGGCAGATGGCCGTCGACGCGCAGCCGACGCTTGTCACGACGCCGAATGCCGGCGTGCCGGCGTTCTTCACCCAGCTTGTCGATCCTGACGTCGTGCGCGTCCTTCAGACGCCCAACAAGGGCGCCGAGATCCTCGGCGAACAGAAAAAGGGCACCTGGACGGACATGACGCTGTTCATCCCGGTCGTCGAAAACACCGGCGAGGTGTCGTCCTACGGCGACTGGAACAACAACGGCCGCTCGGACGTCAACGAGTCCTGGGAACAGCGGCAGGCATATAACTTCCAGACGATCATCGAATACGGCGATCTGGAAGTCGATCGCGCCGCGGCCGCGAAGCTTCAGCTTGTCAGCGAGAAGCAGACTTCGGCGGCGAAGACCCTCGATAAATTCCTGGACTACTGCTACCATTTCGGGGTCGCAAGCCTTCAGAATTATGGCATCCTGAATGACCCGTCGCTGCCGGCGGCGATCACGCCGACGACGAAGGCGGCCGGCGGCGTCCGCTGGGTGACGACAGGCGGCGTCGTCAATGCACAGGCGGCGGAAATCTATTCCGACTTCCTGCTGCTGTTTAACCAGCTTGCCAGCGCGTCCGGCGGCTACATCACCGCCGAGTCCCGGATGAAGCTCGTCACCCCGAACAACGTCGCCTCGGCGCTGGCCGTGGTGAACAGCTTCGGCATCACGATCAAGGCGTTCATCAAGGAAAGCTTCCCGAACGTCGAGTATGTGACCGATCCGCGCTATGCGACCGGGTCCGGCAACGTTGTGCAGTTGATCGCGATGGAATTCGACGGCAACGACACCGGCTACTGCGCCTTCAACGAAAAGAGCCGCGATCACCAGGTCGTCAGGCAATTGTCGGCGTATGCGCAGAAGCGCAGCGCGGGCACCTGGGGCGCGATCATCCGCTATCCGCTGGCCTTCGCCCAACTGATCGGGGTTTGAAACGGATGGCCGGAACGCTGACGGTCGCCTGCAAGCTTCCTTGCGGCTACATCATGGAAGTCTGGGGCATGGAAGAACGCCAGGAAGAAATCCTGGGCGGCGGTTTCCGCGTCGTCAAGCGCGCGGTCAGCCTCGGCCGGCGCGTCAAGATCAACGGGGCCGCCCGCAAGGTCGGCCGCGACGCGCCGCACGAAATCCGCAACGGCGTCGGCCTGACGCACGGCGTGGATGCCGACTTCTTCCAGGCGTGGCTCGATCAGCACAAAGACGACGATCTGGTCAAAAACGGCGTCATCTTCGCCGCGGCGAAGTCGATCGACGTCGAAGCGCAAGCCAAGGATCGCAGCACCCAGCGATCCGGCTTCGAGCCCGTCGATCCGAACAACCTGCCGGGCGAATTCCGCCGCAGCGTCGAGCCGCTGCCGCAAGCATAGGAGAGTGGAACATGGCTGACGAAGACCTCATCCGGGTCGCTTCTGCGTCGCCGCTGAACCTGGCGATCCAGGACCTGCCCGAAGACGAAGAAAAGCCCGGCGCCTCGCCGCCGCCGCGCGTCGTGCAGATCAACGGCAACCGCCATCCGCTTGCCGTCAACGGCCTCGGCATCACCGAAGGCGTGCCGCGCGGCATGTTCGAAGCCTGGCTCGACAAGCACCAGCACCTGCGGAACCTGATGTGGCCCCTGGACGATCAGAAGTTCGAGGAACACCAGAAGGCGCAGGTGCAGTTCGGCACCGACGTCGGCCTGCCCGAGCATGAGAAGGCCGGGGAAGGTAGCCTGATCACCGGGCCGGTGGTCACCGCTGAAGATATGGCCGCGGTATCGACGACGCCGAACGATGACAGCCCGCGCAGTCAGGTGACCGTCGGCGTCGGCCTGCCGGGCATGATCCCGGTCACGCCGGCCGTTCAGCCGGGCGTGGGCGGCATCCCGACGCCGGCCCGCGAAACCGGTGCGCCGACGCCGGCGCCCGACGTGACCCCGTCCCAGGCGCCGATGCAGCCCGACGACGACAGCCCGAAGTCCGGCCGGCGCAAGGGGTCATCCGATACCTGATGGCGCGGTATCGGAACCTGACCAATCAGGTCCGCGTCGAGCAGCGCGGCCGCGAGGTGCACCTGATCGTGCTGGGCGACAGCAACGAACAGGCCGAAAGTCTCTGCGAAGACATCGCGGTCAAGCTGCGCACCGGCGCCTGCACCATCACCATCGCCTGCGATCCTGCCGTGGGGGTGACCGATGCCGTCGGCCGTTTTTGATTACTATGCCTGGATCACACGCTATCCCGAGTTCGGCGATAGCGTGCCCCCGGGGCTGGCCGCGGCCTACTTCGATGAGGCCACGGCCTACCTCGACAACACCGATTGCAGCCCGGTTGCGGATCTGACCAAGCGGCTGCGGCTGCTGAACATGATCACGGCCCATATCGCCGCGCTGAATGCGCCGGGATCGTCGCCGCTGGTCGGGCGGATCAGCAACGCGTCCGAAGGATCCGTCAGTGTCAGCGCCGACCTGACGGGCACCCCGGCCGCGGCGGCCTGGTGGATGCAGACCAAGTACGGGGCGGCGGCGTGGGAGGCCATGAAGGGCCTGCGGACGTTCCGCTACTTCCCGGGGCGGCAGCCGATCTTCGACGTGCCGGGCCGACCGAGCCTGGTCGGCGTCGGCTGGCCGGGGTGGCCGTGGCGACCGTAACCGGCGGCAGCTTGATGCGGCGCGCGCTGAACCGGATCAGCGCGCAGCTTCTCGGCACGCCGACCCTGCGCGTCGGCTTCCTCGAAAACGCCCAGTACCCGGACGGGACAAAGGTCGCCCTTGTCGCTGCTATCCAGGAATTCGGTGCGCCGAATGCGCGGTTTCCGATCCCGGCCCGGCCGTTCTTCCGCACCATGGTCGCCCAGCACCAGCGCGACTGGCTGCCCGGCCTGGCCGGCATCCTTCAGCACAACGGCTTCAAGGTGATGCCGGCGCTGACCGGCCTCGGGCAGGTGATGGAAGGGCAGCTTCGGCAGTCGATTGTCGATCTGGTTGACCCGCCGCTGTCCGAAACAACCCTGATGCTGCGGCGGATGCGGATGGACGATCCGAACCTGAAGGTGAACTACACGGTCGTGCGGATGGCGCAGGCGCGCGTCGCGGCCCGCTATCCTTACTTCGGCGTCAGCACGAAGCCGCTGATCGATGTCGGCCCGACGGCGGGGCACATGCTGCAATCGATCGATTCCGAGGTGACGCGGACATGAATCTGCACGGCATCGTCGGTCCCCTGATCGGCGTCGTGAACCCGCCGAAGCAGATCACCATCCAGCAGGCGACCGGCTACACGACGAACCCGGACGGGCGGCAGGTACCGACCTACGGGGCGCCGGTCACCGTGTTAGGGCAGTTCCAGGACCTGTCCTCGAAGGACCTCCAACAGATCGCCGGGCTGAACATCCAGGGCCAGACCGCGAAGGTCTACCTGCCGGGATCCTGGCAGGGCGTCGTGCGCGCCGATCGCCGCGGCGGCGATCTGCTGACGATCGACGGCCATACCTGGCTGGTCGTGCAGGTCGCCGAAAGCTGGCCCGACTGGTGCGCCGTCATCGTCAATAAGCAGAACTAGGGCGCCCGAGGGAATTCGCGGACACCGGCGGGAAATCCGCGGGCATCCGCCGGCGTTTCGCGGACTTCGGTGGAATTCGCGGACTCCAGCGGGGAATTCGCGGACTTCGGCGGGGAATTCGCGGACATCCAGAAGGAGCCGCCATGCCCGGTGCGACGATCGACCTGACCGAGACGATCATCCTCGGCGCGCTGCGGCTGGTGCTGCTGACCTTGTTCCCGGCGCTCGAGATCGTCCGCGGCGAGATCAACCGCGTGCCCGAGCCGCCCGGGGACGACTTCATCGTCATGACGCCGATGATGCGCACCCGCCTCGGCACGACGATGTCGACCTGGCACGACGGCTTCTTCGACACCCCGCAGGTCCCCGGCACGCGGATGGAAACCGAACCGACGCAGATCACCGTCCAGCTTGACGTGCACGGCCCGGCGTCGGCCGACAATGTGCAGATCATCAGCACGCTGTGCCGGTCCGAAGCGATGACCGCGGCCTTCGATCAGACCGGGCTCGCGCTGCAAATCCTCTATGCGTCCGATCCGCGGCAGACGCCGTTCATCAACGCCGAACAGCAGATCGAATTCCGCTGGTCGATCGATGCCGTGTTGCAAGCCAATCCTGTCGTCACCTTGCCGCAGGATTTCGCCGCGACCCTGACGCCGACGCTGATCGACTACATCTGACGTCAGGCTTCGTGCACGACGATGCTGGCGCGGCGAACGCGCACCCGCGGCCGTTGGGCGGGGGCGACCTTTTGCAGCACGTCCGGCTTCGTCCGCGACACCGTCCACCATAGCGGTCCGCCATCGGTGACCGCGACCAGCAGGTCATCGGCCTGCGGTTGCGGCTGATCCCCTTCGTCTTCGCCACTGCCCAACCGGTAACCCGGAGGTTGCTGCATGACCATTGTTGCCTCGCAAATCGTCAACGTTGTCCCCTCGGTCCTTTCATCAGGGGGCACGCCGACATCGACGCAAGGGCTGTTCCTGACATCGGGCGCGCGGGTGCCGACAGGGCAGGTGTTGTCGTTTCCAACGGCAACGGCGGTCGGCCTGTATTTCGGATTGAGCAGCACCGAATATGCCGCCGCACTGATCTATTTCGCCGGCTTCACGGGCGCGCAGACCACCCCGGCCGGGATGCTGTTTGCGCAATATCCGACGGGAAATGTCGCCGCCTGGCTGCGCGGGGCAAGCCTGGCCTCGATGACCTTGACCGCGCTGAAGCTGCTGTCGGGGACGCTGTCGCTGACCGTCAACGGCACGCTCTATACGTCGTCGTCGATCAGCCTGACATCGGCAACGTCGTTTTCGAACGCGGCAACGATCATCCAGGCGGCGTTCACCACGCCGAATTTCACCGTCAGCTTCGACAGCACGGCGAGTGCTTTCATCTTCACCAGCAATACGACGGGCACGGCCAGCACCATCACCGTTGCCGGCGGCACCCTGGCATCGGCGCTCGGGCTGACGGCCGCGGCCGGTGCGGTGACAAGTCAGGGGGCGAATGCGGCGACGCCGTCGGCCTTCATGACCGCGCTGCTGCTGCAAACCTCGAACTGGGCATCCTTCACGACGCTGTTCGATCCCGACAGCGGATCGGGCAACACCCAGAAGCTGGCGTTCGCGACATGGAACGGTCAGCAGAACAACGAATACCTGTATATCGCCTGGGACACCGACGTCACGCCGACACTGTCTTCGACCGCGTCCGGCAGTCTGGGTGCGCTGCTGACGGCGCAGTCGATCAGCGGGACGATGGCGATCTACAGCCCCGACTATACGCTCGCCGTGTTCGCCTGCGCGATCGGTGCCTCGGTCGATTTCACCCAGGTCAACGGCCGGATCACCTACGCATTCAAGTCGCAGTCGGGCCTGGTGCCGTCGGTCACCGACCCGACGGTAGCGGCGAATTTGATAAGCAACGGCTATAACTTCTACGGCGCCTATGCGCTCGCCTCGAACAACTGGCAGTTCCTAAACCCGGGCACGATCAGCGGGCAGTATCGCTGGGCGGATGCCTATCTGAATCAGATATGGCTCAATAACGCCCTGCAACTGGCGTTGATGACACTGCTGACGACGGCGCGGTCGGTCCCCTACAACGCGGCCGGCTACGCCATGATCGAGGCGGCGTGCAACGATCCGATTGCGGCCGCGGTCAATTTCGGCGCGATCCGCACCGGCGTGAATCCGTCGGCGCTGGAAATCGCCGAAATGAACCAGACCGCCGGGATCAAGATCGATCAGGTCATGGCGACCCGCGGCTGGTATCTGCGCATCGGCCAGGCGACGGCGCTGGTCAGGGGAAACAGGGGTAGTCCGCCGATCGTCTTCTTCTACATGGACGGCGGGTCCGTCCAGATGATCACCCTAAGCAGCGTCGAGGTGCAGTGATATGTCGATCACCTCAGCCAATGCCGTCCTGATGCTGTCGGTGGCAACCGTATTCCCGACGCCGCAGCAGATCATCGACTTCTCGGTCGACGACGCCTTCGAGATCGATCCGATCGAACCGTCCGAAGTCAGGATGGGCGTCGATGGCTACCTGACCGCGGGCTTCGTCTATGTCCCCGTGCCGCTGCGCGTCACCCTGATGGCCGACAGCCCGTCGATCACCTTCTTCGATCAGTGGTACGCGTCGCAGAAGGCGCAGCAGGACGTCTATGTCTGCAACGGCATCATCCGCATGCTGTCGGTCAGCCGCAGCTACAACCTCGATACCGGCTACCTGACGTCCTACAGCCCGATCACCAACGCCAAGCGGGTGCTGGATCCGGTGCGCTATCAGATCACCTTCCGGTCGATCACGGGGGCGCCGGTCTGATGCCACGGCGCGAAACGATCTACACGGTCACTGACGAAGGCCGCGACAAAGGCAAGCGGTTTCACCTGACCGAAATGCCGGCGAAGAAGGCCGAGGCCTGGGCGATCAAGCTGCTGATGGCGATGGCCCGGCACGGCGTGCCGATCAGTGACGCGCAGCGCGACGCCGGCCTGGCCTCGCTGGCCGAATTCGGCCCGCAGGCATTGCTGACGATCCCCTGGGAAGATGCCGAACCGCTGCTGGCCGACATGATGTCGTGCGTTGAATACTATGTCGATCCGAAGCAGCCGATCTATCACCGGCCGCTGACGCCCGATGAAGACGAAATCGACGAAGTCGCCACCCGCGTCGCGCTGCGTTACGAGGTGTTCAAGCTGCACACGGATTTTTCGCAAGCCGCCGGCCCCTCAACCTCCGACACGGGGATGACGGCGCAGGCGGCGTGACCTTCGCGCAGTACCAAAACGTGCCGCCGGCGATCGGCCTGGTGATTTCCGCACGCCTGGCGACGATGGTCGAACTCGATACCGTACTCGGGGCGGAAGACCTCTACATGCTGCTCGAAATCATCGCCGTCGACGCGCACAACGAACGCGCGGCCGCGCGTCGCGCGCAGCAGGCCCGCTAATGGCGTTCACGGCAAAGGTCATCACGCCGACCTTTGTGCTCGGCAAGAAGCCCCTGCCGGTCGGCGTATCCGGCGCTGACAGCCCGATGGGGGTCTTCGACGGGACGAACAGCAACACCGTCACGCTGACCGGGATCCGTGCGCATGTCGACGTCGATATCGGCAACGGGCGGGCGATCGCCGCGGCGCAGTGCCGCTTCTACGGCCTGACGCTTGCGATGATGAACCAGCTATCGGTGACGAACCTTCAGTTCCAGGGGCAGAACACCTATCCGAACGCGCTGCGCGTCGAAGCCGGCGATGCCGAACGCGGCATGGCGCTGGTGTTCAACGGCTTCGTCTTCGAGAGCTACATCGATGCGATGAATCAACCGGACGTCGCGCTGTGTGTGCAGGCGAATGCCGGCGGCCTGGCCGCGGTCGCGCCGTCAAATGTGCTGAGTTACCGGTCATCCGTTGATATCGCGACGATCGTCGGCGACGTCGCCGAACGCATGGGCTGGTCTTACGAAACCAACGGCGTCAGCGTGATCCTGCAACGCCCCTACCTGTGGGGCTCGCCTATGTCGCAGCTTGAACAAGCCTGCCGCGCGGCGAACGTCGAATACACCGTCGACAGCACGACAAACCCGAATACCCTTGCGATCTGGCCGAAAGGCTACGGACGCGGGACGACGATCCCTCTTGTGTCGCCCCGCACCGGCATGGTCGCATCCCCGCAGTTTTCCGCAAACGGCATCAGCGTCACGACCGAATTCAACCCGGCGATCCGTCACGGGCAATACGTTCAGGTCGAAAGCATGATCGTCAATGCGTCGGGGAAATTCTATGTCCAGGGCGTGCACCATACGCTTGATGCCCTAGCCCCGGGCGGCGCCTGGTTCACGACGCTGACCTGCACCTATCAGCCTGACACCAAGCCAGGGGGCTAGGATGGCCGCAACCGTCATCGACGCCCTTGTCGTTACCCTGTCGCTGAACGGCAGCCAGTTCCGGCAGGGCTCGGTCCAGGCGCAAGAGCAACTGAAGAAGACCGAGAACCAGGCGCGCAGGTCGGCCGGCAACATCGAAAAGTCAGCCGCCCAGGCCACCGAATTCTTCCGCAAGCTTCGCAATCAGGTCGCCGCGCTGTCGGCGGCCTATTTGTCGTTTTCAGGCATCCGCGCCTGGACGGAACGGCTGAACCAGCAGGACGCGGCGCTGGGCCGGTCCGCGACCGCGATGGGTGCCACGACCGAAGGCCTCGCGGCCCTTGGTGCTGCGACCGAACGCGCCGGCGGCAGCGCGGGCGACATGACGGCGACGATGCGGCGCATGGCGACGCAGGTCCAGGAACTGTCGCTGTATGGCACGTCGGACCTCGTTCCCTTCCTGACCCGGCTGAACATCAACATTGCGCAGTTCATCCGGGCGAAGCCGGAAGAACGCATGCGGTTGCTGAACCGCGCGGTGCAGGGCATGGATCCGCAGCGCGCACGCGCGATCCTCGAAGGGCTGGGCGGCCTGTCCGAAGGTGTTGCGAACCTGGTGCTGATGCCGACCGGGCGGTTCGACGATCTGATCCGCAAAAGCGGCGAATTGAACAAGGTCACGCGCGAAGACACCGAGGCGGCGATCAGGCGGAAGAATGCCTGGTTGGACTTTACCGACAGCCTGAACAACGCCTTCCGCCCGATCCTGACCGCCGTCACCCCGCTGCTGGTCGACATCGTCAAGCAGGTGACCGATTGGGTGCAGGGCAGCCGCGACTGGCTGCAAACCGGCATCGTCGGCGCTGTCCGCGACTTCCGCGACTTCCTGAAGACGATCGACTGGGAGGCGGTAAAGCAGGGCCTGCATGAAATGTGGGTCAGGATCAACGCCGTCGTCGAAAAGCTTGGCGGTTGGAATCGGGCCGCCGAAATCGTCCTCGGCCTGTTCGTCATCTCGAAGCTGTCGCCGGTTCTGACAGGGCTGGCGGCGCTGACATCGGGGATCGCGCTTGTCTCGGGCGCGTTAAGCAGTCCCGTCGTGCTGGCCGCGATAGCCGCCTGGATGGCCTATTACGAGGCGACGCAGCGGTTCAAGCTGCCGGAAAGCGCGCAGGAATACGATCAGCAGATGCGCCGCCTCGCACCCGGCAGCCCGCTCTGGCGCGGCATCCCCGAAGAAGATCAGTCGAATTACGTCAACAGCCCGCGCAGCCAGGAATTCCTCGAATGGTCGCGCAAGTACCTGAAAGGCTCGCAGCCCGGCTTCCTGCAACGCATGCGCGATCGCATCTTCGGCCCGAAGGCGGCATCGTTCAGCGGATCGCAGAGCGAGTTCTACGACCAGGCGTATCAGGCGGTCCTGACCGCGGCGCGGGCGCAAGGCGTCGAGAACCCCGAAGCGATCGCGCGCCTCGGTGCAGCCCAGGCGGCGAACGAAAGCGGCTACGGCCGGCACGCGCCGAACAACAACTACTTCGGCATCAAAGGGCCGGGTGGGCAGCAGACGACGCAGGAATTCGTCAACGGCCGCTGGGTGACGACGCAGGCGAATTTCCGCGGCTACGGGTCGCTCGAAGAAAGCGCCGCGGACTATGTCCGATTCTTGCGGGAAAACCCGCGCTATCGCGGCGTCCTGGCGGCGAAGACGGCCGATGAAGCCATCGCCGCGCAGGGCCAGACGGGATATGCAACCGACCCGGCCTACGGTGCAAAGCTTGCGGCGATTGATGCAACGCGCGCGGCCCGGCTGCGCGAAGCCCAGGCCCTGGCGCGCCAGGCGCCCTACGGCAGCGGCCGCTGGGACAGCCCGGCCGCCGGCGGGACGTCCGCCACAGAAGTGCATGTCAACGGCCCGATCACCGTCAACGGGGCGAAGGATGCCGACCAGACGGCGAAGATGCTGACCGCGGCACTGCACAAGCGGGTGGGTGATCTGATGGCGTTCAACTACGGGCTCGCCTGATGGCCGGCGGCCTGCCCGCGCTGATCAATGCGGCGAACACCGCGCAGTTGCTGTTTGCCGATGCGCGGCTGATCGCGAACCTGTTCGGCCCGCCCGCCTGGGGGCTCTATCTGAATGGCCAGCAGGTCATTCAGCCGGACGCGATCCTCGATATCGAAGTCCGCGCCGACTGGCGGGTGTCCGATTATCCGCAGGAGCAGGGCGCGTTCGCGTCCTACAACAAGGTCGCCGAACCCTGGGATGTGCGCCTGCGCTTTGCGAAAGGCGGCGCGCTGACCGGCCTGCCGGGGCTGCTCGGGCGGCCGATATCGTCGGCGCTGGGGCTGACCGGCGGGCCGGACGTCGCCGGCACGCTGCAAACCCTGACGGCGCTGGCCGGCACAACAACCCTGGTCGCCGTCGTCACCCCGCAGCAAACATTGACCTCGATGACGGTCGAGCATTTCGACTACCGGCGCAGCGCGGCATCCGGCGTGTCGCTGCTGACCGTCGATGTCTGGCTACGCCAGATCCGGGTCACCGCGGGCGCGGCCTTTACCAGCACCACCGCGACGCCGTCGGGGGCGGATGCCGCATCGACCGGGTCCGTGCAGCCGCAAACCGCCGATAACTTTGACCCGGCAAACGTCGTCGAGACCTGATGCTGATCATCCCGATCCGTGACGTCTATGCGCAGTCCGTCGACGTCACCGTCGGCGGCCAGGCGTGCACCCTGCTTCTGCGGCAGAAGTCGACCGGGTTTTTCTGCTCGCTCTATGTCGACGGCACGCTGATCATCGGCGGCGTCATCTGTCAGAACCGCAACCGGATCGTGCGCGATGCCTATCTGGGCTTTGTCGGGGACTTCGTGTTTTTCGACACGTCCGGCGCCGGGGCGGATCCGTCATCACCGGGCCTGGGCACGCGGTTCCTGCTGTTCTACCTCGATCCGGCAGACATCCCGTGAGCGACGCGGGCATCGGCTATGCCGGCACCGGCGATGCGACGTCGGATGTCTCGGCGATGCAGTTCTTCGTCCGCTCGATGCTGGCGCGCGTGCGCACGACGATCCTGGTGCGCGTCCAGGCGGTCAGCACCGCCGGCGGGCTTGCCCCCGCAGGCACCGTCGATGTCCTGCCGCTTGCGAACCAGCAGGACGGGGCGGGCAATATCGTCCCGCATGCGACGATCTACGGCTGCCCCTATTCGCGCATGCAGGGCGGGGCGAACGCGATCATCCTCGATCCGCAGGTCGGCGATATCGGCATCGCCTGCTTCGCCGATCGCGACATATCGAGCGTCATCGCCAATAAGGGGCCGGCGAACCCGGGCAGCCGGCGGATGCACGACATGGCCGACGGCCTCTACGTCGGCGCCTGTCTGAACGGCACGCCGTCGCAGTTCGTGCAGTTCAACAGCAGCGGGATCACGCTGACCAGCCCGGTGCAGGTGACCATCAACGCGCCGCTGATCGCACTGAACGGCCAGGTGACGCAGACACAGGGCACCGCGGCGACCGGGGCTGTATCACTGCAAGGCCCGGTGTCGGTCACCAACGATCTCACGGCGTCGGGCACATCGGTGCATACGCATCACCACGGCGGCGTGCAGACCGGCGGCGGCACCACGGGGGTACCGATATGAGCGCGACGATATATCTCGACCCCCTCGGATGGGACCTGGTGATCGATGCGACCGGCAGCATCGCTATGGCGTCCGATCCCTACAGCCTGGCGCAAGATGCCGCGTCCGCGGTGCGCGCGTTCGAGGGCGAGGTTTGGTACGACACGACGGCCGGCGTGCCCTACTGGACGCAGATCCTGGGTCACCCGGTGCCGCTGTCGCTGATCCGCGAAGCGATCCGCACCGCCGCGCTGACCGTGCCCGGCGTCACCGGGGCGGCGGTCTATTTCGACGGCCTGGCCGATCGGCGGCTGACCGGGCAGGTACAGGTCAGTAGCGCGACCGGGACCGCGGCTGCGACGTTCTGATGTCCGGCAGCACTTCAGTCCCGCAGCCGACCTTCGGGCCGACCGGCTTCGTCGCGCCCGCGGAATCGGACATCCTGACCGGGCGGCAGGCGGATTTCGATGCCGCGTTCGGCACGACCCTCAATCACAGCCTGACCACGCCGCAGGGGCAGCTTGCGTCATCGGACGCGGCGATCATCGGCGACTGCTACGATCAGTTCACCGCCTTAGCGAACGGCGTCGACCCGGCCTACGCCGCCGGGC